TTGATGACCACATCACCTAGATGGTATACGCGGTCCTTGTCTTCTACCACGGAATTCCAGTTGGCCACGAGGGCCTCATCCATTTCATCGGGGTCAGTCCACGGGCGAAGCTTGGTACCGTCAGCCCGTAGAAAATGACAGACACCAGCATGGCCGAAGTGAGTGTCTGAGATAACCCATGTACGTCCGCTCAATGGTAGTATCCTCGTGGCGCTTGGTTAAGACTGTCGACAAACCTATCGCGGGCCTCTTCATCGGAGAAGAACTTATCACGAACCCGTCCTGTATTATCACGATACTGAACAGACCAGCCACCCATGCGCATCAGGATACGGACTTCATAGTCGTCGGGGTCTTTATTTGTCATCTAACCACGCTTCCGTCCATCCGAGCTGCCATGAGCGTGCTTTATCGTAGTTGGGGCTCATTTTATTGTTAGTCTCATAGGGGTTGTGCCGCTCCTTAAGACCTGAATAGTAAGCGGTATACCCTTCATCGAATTCTGGACCTAAACCCATGGCGCATCAACAGCAACACCGCCGCCGCCTCCTGATTCATATTTCATGATTTCTTCCTTATCCAACTCACGTAGACGTCCCGACATGTCGTCGTAGAATAGGTAGACACCCGGACCAGTACGACCGCAGAACCTATTTTTCTGGACCACGACCTTTGTGACATTACGGCGCCAAGAGTCCGGGTCCTCTTTGAGTCGAGACAGCTTAACCACAATGTTACTAATTTGTTCGGGTCCGGCGCTGGACCGAATCTGTCCCTGCCGATTCTGATGGATAACGGCGACGACTGCAATATTAAGCTCCATGCAAAGGGTTTTAAGCTTGGTGGAGATTTCATCGAGCTGCTTCCTTTCGTCGCCATTCTGGTCAGAGACAATGATGCTGAGGTGGTCTAGGAAGATGTACTTGCACCCCAGATTGTGCATGTGCCTTATTTTGGCGAGGACCTCATGGATCGAGTTAGACCCAAAGTGATCCCATACAACAACGCGATCATTATTAATGACAGCATCATAGTAGGTGCGGAGTTCCGTGCTATCGACTCCGGCCCTGACATCAGGTAGATGGAGAGGTTTGTCAGCACTGATAGACATAAGGCCCAAAGCAGTATCGGAATTACTTTCTTCAAGGTGGAGAAATCCAATGCCGTATCCTTTTTCAACGCAAGTCTTATCCGTGAGAATGAAGTGTTCAATCTCTTTGAGATAGCTCGTCTTACCGACCCCGGTGTCAGCCGTCACGAGGACAACCTCGCTAAGCCGCATACCATAGGTCATGTCATTCATCCCCGCCCATGGGTAGGGGACAGTCTCGTAGTTCTTGGGGGTGCTGATTTCGTCCCACATATCCTTGCCCAGCTTGAGACCGCTGGGGGTAAAGGTCGGAGCCTTCCACCATTCGTCTTTAAACTTGGTGGACCAACCGTTGATAAGGTAGTCATTGGGGTCCTTGGCGTCAGCAAGCGTCAGAACTCGTACCTTACCGATGGGGAACATCTGGGCCACCGCGAGGGCAGCCTCTTGGCCGGGATACCGGATAGAACCGTCGGAGGGCTTTACCTTGGGCTCATCTTTGTCAAAACAGATGACAATAGTTTCGAATGAATTTAGGTACTCAAACTGTTCAGCAGCGTCCTTAGTTGCTTGTCCAGCACTCTTGACAGAAACAACGGGGTATCGGCTTCCCTGCATTTCGTATGCAGCCATTGCATCACATTCTCCCTCGACGATTGTGATTGTTTTGGCGCTACCGGCGGGAAAGACCTGCTGACCGAAAAGTCCAGTCTGTCCTGATTCTCCCTCCCAAAGGAAACCCTTAGTACTTCGTCGTCGGAGTTTATTAGCAATATGTACCCCATCCCGGGTGAAATACGGGTAAACGTGCTTGACTTCATTGGCCTCGTCCCTGTCATTGGTTACGCCGTATTTCTTGGCCGTGGCTGCACTAATGCGCCTGTCCGCCAGATCGACGAATTCTGTGGGAATAGGCCTAATCGTTTTAACTGCTGTCAGTTTCTTCTCCCTCACTTCTTTCGGTGAGTTTTTTGTTTCAAAAGGGTCGTTGCCCTCGCAGGAGTGGCAGTGGGTCCCCCAATGGAAGAGGGACGCTGCATCAGATGACCCGCACAGCCCGCATGGCTGATGGGTCTTAAGTGGCTTTTGAGCCAATCTTTTCATTATGCTCTGTTATCAAATAAGAAATAATCATATTCAAGGCAACGATGATGCCGGCTAACGCAGAGAAGAGGCCGTTCTCCCAAAGCAGCTTCTCATTCATGACCTCTTTAGCTTTGTTGAGTTTCTCGCTTTGCTTCATCTAGCGCCTCCACTTATGTTGCTTGACCCACCTCAACGGGCCGAATGCGTAATGGTATCCGTCGAAATGGAATGCCACCTGCCACCATGTCCAGTTCTTCCAGCAGAAGATCATTCAGAGGCTTCTTTACAAAGTCGAATAAGTTCTAAAATCTCTGCGGCAGTTTTGGAATCAATGTCGTCCCAATGTCCAGCCCTATTCCGAAGCCTTTCAATGTTTTTTGGGGACAGTTCGTCGTCATCGATGTTGATGGCAACAGCCGCTTTTAGCGCCTGCTCTTTAATTGACACCTAGTGCCTCCTTAATCATGGGGAACTCGGTAAGAATCAACTCACGAAGTTCCTCAGCCAACTCACGATGTTCCTTTTGGGTGGCGGGGTTGCACCGTACGTCCCAATAGTGAATCCAATTTCGAATGTCCCCGTTGATGTACATTCGGCTAGGAATAAGTCCCTCGGGCAGAAGGGCTCGGGCGACCTCCTTAGCAATGCCCATAGCAAGGGCGGCTCGATAGGCCTCGATGCAGACAGTACGAACGCTCGAAACAAGCCCCTCCCACGCTTTTCGCTTGTACTCGTCAACAAGAGGTAGCGAGTTTTGCCGATTCTTAGTGTCTTGAAGACGGCCTTCCCGCGTTTCATAGAGATCGTCATACGCTGCGTAGCGGCCCGAGAACTCCTGAAACTTGAAGCGATGGCGTAGTATTTGTCGTCCGATATCTCGCGGCACTTCAATGAGGACACAGGCGTTCACCATTTCGAAGGGTGACCAATGCTTATTACGCATCAGATAGTTGATGAGCCGTGGCGCTGTCTCTACGTTGTTTTCATTATTGGGGTTCGACACCCGCGCCATCTTGGCAACTAGTTCGTCGCCATTCGGGGTCGCCCAGATCAGTTCAGTTTTCAATAGGAGCCTCTTCTACCGAGGAATCCTCATCGAACTCTTCGTCATCGAACACCTCAAACTCATAATCATCATCGCCAGTATTGGCAGTTTCTTGAATGATCGCCTCGCAGTGTGAGCAGGGGCGAGTTTTCATATCACGGAAATCGAGACGCAACTCTTCAATAGGTGCGCCACAAATGAAACATGGGGAGATTTTACCATTCCTTCTTTTTATTATACCACTCATGGCGAAACGCCACGATAAAACTCTCGCCGTTTAAATAGCGAGCCCACGCATTATGGCAGCAAACACTTACCGTGTTCTCCATTTAGCACCTTTACAAGTTTACGGGCCTTATCAAGCGGGTACCACCCGAAGACCCAGCCGTTCTCATTCTTCACCACGGCGCGACCAGAGCCATCGTCGGGTGCGTGGATGTAGTATTTCATGGATTTTCCATATATTGAATAATGCGCTTGAGATCATCACAAGTCATATCACTTTTCCAACGGTTGCCTTTATGCGAGATAACGCGCACGTTACCTTTGACGTAGCCTAATTTTGGATCAACCTGATCTAGAGTCGGAGAGTTGTCGCAAGGACCTTTACTCCGCTCCTCTTTGAAATGGATCGGGATCAAAGCGATGGGGCAGAACTCTGGCACATCGGGGATATCATCTTGCACTATAGAGAACGGCGTATTTTTGGTGATAGACCGTCTTTGAGCTGCTTTAAAAAGCATGTATTTGGGGTTGCGTCGACGCCAGTTTCGAGCATTTTCGGCTGCTTTTTCTTTATGACTTTCATACCATTTAGCGGCACTACGTTGGCTGGCTTCGCGGGCTTTCGTGGGGTCTAAGTACGGCATTTATACTCCTTTACGGTACATATTATTATACCATATTGGGTGCCGTATGTCAATACTAAAGATACTTACGAAGAGCGTTGGCGTAAGATTGAATGGTTTGACCTTGAAGGCCTGGTGCAGTATTCACTTCAAGGCAGTAGGCCTGACCATTCTGCTGGTTCCAGATGACGTCGACGGCCCCGAAGTCCAGCCCCGAGACCTCAAGAGCCTTGATGGCCTGAGTGATGACATCAGGGTTCGGAGGAGCCACATCGCGGGCAAAGATGAAGCCGTTAGCGTGACTGCGAACGTTCCAATTAGGAACACCATCGAACTGAGGGTCGCGAATCTTACGCTGTTTATCGAGCACCAGCAGTTCTTCACCGGCTCGGAAGACGTGAATACGCCACTCTTCTTTCTTCGGCACGTACACAGTATACAACGGAGCTTGGGGAATGTCAACCCCTGCGCCCTCTAAAATAACAATACCCGCGCCACTGTGTCCCTGTAGAATTGTACGGGCCACCACCTTCTTACCGGCCTCCAACCACGATCGGACTTGATCACGTGAGGTCGTAAATTCGGGAATTCGAGGGGCACCAGCGTTAGCACATGTTTGAAAGAACAGGAGTTTATTTGATACACGACGAATGGCCTCCGGTCGGTTGATGATGGTAGCCCCAGCCACGTTATCCGGCAGCTCGGAGGCACCCCAATTGATGACGTGCTTTCCGGGCGTACCGACATAACGGCTGCCTTCTCGACGAATACGTTTCACGCCGAGAGCCTCCGAGAGAACCTTAGCGCCCTCGGAGACAGGATTGTGAGCGTAGATATTCAGGGTCATGCGAAAGGATTCCTAGGGGGTTGAACACGAGCACCAACACGACGGCGAACAGGACGAAGTGCGGCGGGAGCAGCAACAACCGGAGCCTCATTGGGGAGAACCCCCCAGTCGCCTACATCACCAATCTCGGCCCAGATATCGCGAGCTATCAGAGGCGGGGGAGGAGCCGGATGAGGCCCCATCGGATCGTCGATAACGAAGTTTTCAAACGCGTCTTTAGGCAGCTCATCCGATGCAGGACCTACAGCAAACGGATCATCCTTCGCCCAAGGGACAGCAAAGCAGATATCCTGTGCCAGACGCACACCCTCATAAATGCTGCCCGACAGATTGTCATGTCGGAGCGCACGCTCGGTGATGGTATTGTTCGCCGGAAGCAGGTTGCGGAGCCACTGGTGGGGTCCGACCGCCGAGACATTGCCCATGATATCTTGAGGGTTGTCCATGGCCATTGCAGCGTCCTTGAGGGTGCACAAAACCTGAACCCAATCGTTGATTCGAGCCGGATCGAGATTGCCCTCCATGGCCCGAAATTCCAACGTCCCGTGCGTACGCGTAGCCAAGATATTCATCGAGGCATACTTGATGTCATCGTGGAGCTGGTCACGCAGATTCTCAGCGCGAAGGCCGCGTCGAATCATCTGAAGAGGTTCGTCTGCATCTTTCATGCGGAGGCAGAACTTGTTACCAGCACGTTTCGGACCGACGATATCCACTAGAATCTCTTCGACCGTGGTGAACAGGGCCACGAAAGCGCACCATTGACGCAGAGTCATGTTCTGAACGTTGACGTGGACATGGACCGAGGTTCGATAGGAGAAATCCAAACGAGAGCCGAAGTCGTCCAGAGTCTTGCGAAGGTCTTGCAGGGACCCCAGAACCCGATCGCGATTGACCGGTTGACGAATGACAAACTCCATACCGTTATTTCGCAGCGAGTTGTCAACGTGTGGGGTCCAGTTGGCTCCGGGCATTTCCGGCCACGGCCCGCGTTCGACCTCAATCTCGATGCCGATCTCACCCTTCGGGGCGCGCTGCCAACGGAACATATCCATAAGCCGCATGTTATAGTAGTGCATCTTCGCCATAGTTACGCGGCCTTAAGGCATCCTTTCGGTTGACACGATTCGGTGAGATAAGTGAACTCGTCTGGAAGAACGAAGGCCCCGTCGTCGGACCATGAAACGTCCTCACCCTTATAAGATAGATAGAAAAGATTAGAGAAGCTGTCGTGTCGGCGCAGACAGATGTGCTTGTCGAAGGCCACCGATTTGACGCCCTTGTCCTCCATCAGCTTCTTGCGAGCTTCCTCCAGCGTGGGGTACTCACCCTTGAGCATGGACACAAAGCCCGGATCATTGACCCATTGGCGCATGTCTTCGCGGTTGGCGATCATCGTACCATTGCCGCGATTAACGGCCAGATTGGGGGCCACGATACCTTGGCTTTGAATACGGGCAGGACGGCGGGTGATATAAGAGGCCCGGCCATTGCCTTGATTACAGTACCCGAGTTGGTATCGGAAGGCATTGAAACCCGGGTCAGCAATAGGGGCCCGAGCAGGCCTGTCCAAATTCAGCGGAAGATATCGGCCAATGGCTTGGAATCCTTGACCGTCGGGTGCCAGACCGATCTCGTCCACATAAAATGGTTCGCCCTGCCAATAGCAGACGGTACCCCCGAGATACCGCATGGCATCATTTTGGTTGTCGTACATTTCAGAAATCTAGACCTCGCTCCCCATGATAGTGGCTCTCACAGGCATACAGTTCGCGCTGTCGCATCAGAATTGGGTGGATCAGGTCCTCGCCCTCGTCCAGCATTTCCTCTTCGTCGAAGAAAGGGTCTTCGTCGTCTTCAAATTCATCGGGGCCCATGGTTAAAATTTCCGAATAGTTGCGCCGCGAGCCGGGATGTTAGCTTCGAACTTCGTTTGGTATCCATAGTCACCAAGATTAAGGACCCGATCATATTCCTCTTCTGCAAGCCAGTTTTCATAGTCTTCAAAGGTCATTTCTTGTTGAAGAGTGATAACGACTTTAGGTTCTTGAGCTTTATCAACCATTCTAGGCAGCCTTCAGTTGTGAATAATCGAGACCCGTACCGAAGTCGCCGTAACGCTCCAGCCAATCGATCTCATTGTTGTTGATGATTTCTTGTGCCTTCTCACCGAACTGCGCAGCTTTGTCATCACCTGCAATAAGGTCTTCGACGGCCTTGACCGCCGCAGTATAGACAAAGCGTTGAGTGACCTCGGAGGCCAGCCAACGGTTGCTGGGAACGCGGTATTCAGCCCCATAAGGCTTAGGACGGAAAGCTCCAGCAGCCCCGTACATCTTGCGGCGACGGTCATCTGGGTCCCAGAGCAAGGTGGCCAGACCGATGTAGTAGTCCATCTGACGAATCAGTGGAATGCAGGACATGAAGTGTTCGGCGGAGGTGTCATCGAAGCCCTCACCCCAGCCGATATGAACGTGACCAGAGCCGGTCCGCATGGTGCCAGAGGGGTCAGGGGCCGGGTTCGCCTCAAGGGACCACGCGTTGTAATCTGGGTTGCAACCCAGCATAAGGGCCTTACCGGGGATGGTCTTGAAGTATTCGGGATCGTATTCGGCCACCGGCGATGCTTCGATCTTGAGGTTGGCATAGGGACCCGCCTCTACCATCTCTTGCATCTGACGCATGACCTCGGCCACGTTGCTGATGAATTCATCGCAGGATGTGGCCGGATCGGTATTGAATTCGAGTGCGGTGCCATCGATTTGAACAGCGCCTCGATTGACCTTATAGGGGTCCAGTTTACTGCCGGGCAGTGCGTCGTGACCAGAAACGAAAGAGCCGTCCAAAGGATTACGCAGGAAAAGCTCGGGGTCACAACCTATAGTCACCTTCATTAAATCTTGATTTCCTTGACAAGAGTTATTTATTATGGTATAATACAGTAATTCCACACAGGAGATAGTAGTTATGGAATCGTACTACCAGCGAAACAAAGAGGTAATCAAACAGCGAGCAAAGGACCGCTATGAGGCGAACAAAAAACGTTGCCTTGAGCAGAACAAAGCTTGGAAAGCTGCAAACCCTGAGAAATTTAAAGAGTCACAAACTAAATGGCTCAATAAACACCCCATGTACACGTACTATAGGAATGCTAAACGTCGTGCAAAGGAAGCGGGTGTGCCCTTTGACATTCATTACACAGATATCGTCATTCCAGACTGTTGTGAAGCCAGCGGTGTTGAGTTCGACCTGACAAATAGGGAACTTTCCCCATCGCTAGACCGTATCAATCCGGCCTTGGGCTACACAAAAGACAACATTGCAATCATCACACTTCGTATGAACCGACTTAAAAACGACGGAACTGCTGATGAACACGAGACGATTGCGAACTATATTCGTTCTAGAACTTAAGCTACGATTTTATCCAGAACGGCTCGAAGCTGGTTGTCTTGATCTACGCAGGGAATACAGAAGAAATCATTGGGGTTGAAGAACTTAACAGGAGTGCCAAACTCAACAACATCGTCACAACAACGACACGTACTGCCCGTGCGTTCCCGAAATTGCCGCTCAGAGAGCAGCTCTCCATTGTAGCCCCTCATCGATTGAGGGAGTGCGGGAACATTGGCACCGGGCTTAAGAGCCTCAGCCGTGGCTGCCTCAAAACCTTTATTACGTCCGGCTTGATAGGTCTTGTATTGGATGGACCCGGGTGTAAACGGACAATGAGATTTTGACCGCCCCTCCCTGCCGTGACGTTCGCCCATGTCAAAGGCCGATTTAATGGACCGTGACCATGCCGGGCTGTTCTCCGTAAAGTCCTTCCCGTCCGAAGACATCGTGGACCCCATGTTCTCGGGATGGTCCGCTTCCTTCTTGATCGTCAGACCAAGGGAGTTCGGCTTGCGGATTGGCCCGTCTTCCAATGAAGGGGTCTTCGTCGATCCCGGCAAGCCGGGCAGCACGGCGGGCACGTTTTGCTTCTTTCCGCGCGAGTTTTTCGGCTTTGAGTCTTGCTCGTTCGGTACGTGATGGTTTGACACGTCCTTGCCACCCGGATGAGGGCTCCACCCGCCCACGATGTCGTCCACGCCCCACCGATCGTCCTGCGCTTCCGCTGACCACGGGGACATGAGAAAAGGGGGCGATACCCAACCTTTCAGCTCTTGCACGAATGGTAGCTGGAAGGCTTTATTGCCTCGAGGGATATCGAAACGAATCCAGGTGTCTGGCTTGATGCTTAGAATACCTTGAGAGCCGATCTTGATGTTGTTCTTCTCAAGAATACCCTTGAGCATCCAACCTTCGGATGCCCAATACATCATCGTACCCTTGTCATTGAAACAATAACAAAGCGGGCGTTCCGTATTGCGAAGGAAGTTGATGGTATGTTCGGCCTTGTTGTACCAGACGAGAGCCCACGCACCCTCGATCTCCGGAATCACCTCTTCGATGCCGAATTCGTTGATGTTATGATAGAGCGCCTCAGAATCTGTGCCAAACTTATTGAAGTCGGGTAACTTATGACGAGAACGGCCATTCAGGGTGCCGTTGTGAGCCCCGACTATGTGACTGAACTCGAACGGATGGCTATTTTCCGCCTCGTGACTGCCGACAGTAGCGTGACGGTTATGTCCGATGAACACCCTATCCGTGCACGTCAGGGACTTGTGGAAGTCAGCCTCACAGAAGAGGCGCATGGTTGAACCTTGCACCTTGTTGATGGTGACTTTACCGCCGCCAGAAACAACGGCTGCACCCGTTCCATGGAACCCTCGGATGGCGTCTACCCACAAAAGTTGTCGGAATACCTCCAGATCAACTGAGTAGACGTCTCCGGCCATGCCTACGTGACCGCACATTTAATGGATGATCCTTTCGATCAGGGAGAAGAAATATTCGCGACATTCGTTGGCATCAGCGAACTCGGGGTGCGGCTGGAAGCAGAGACATTTACTCTCTTCGTACCATACGACCTCGACATCATCGAGAAGACCGGGGTTAATCTCGGCATCGTGCTCGATGTGCCATTCATCAGGCTCGGCGAATTTGTAGGAGGACTCCCGGGCAACAGCGATGATTTCACCTTCAGCCGAAGGACGCATCATTTGGTGGTGCGTACTGGTGACCTTGACAATCTGGCCAGTAACCGTGTCCATGAGATTGTGCGGCGAGACGTGACCATCGACATGCTGCCACATCCTGCCACCATTCATCACATTCAGAAACTGCCCGCCTCGGCAAATGCCGACCTGAAGAACTTTGTTCGCACAGTTAACACCATAGACGTAGGCGTCTTTGTCGTCGCGTTTAGGGTTGAACTGACTGACGCCACGATTCTGAATGATACGATTCGGTTCACCATAAAGAGTCGGGTTAACGTCCTCACCGCCCGTGAAACAGACGATGGTGGCCACATTTACGTCATTCGTCATCTGGAAACCGGCATTCGCAAACATTGTCATGTAAGGGAATGCGCCGGGTCCGTGGACGTAGACGACTTCATTACGGAATTTCTCCGCTTGAGGGACCTTAGAGGCCAAGACGTTCTTGCTCCTTGAGAAGGATTTGCCAGTGATTTATATAGTCAAAAGGTCTGATCTGAATAGCCCCCCAAGGCGCTGCCCGTACAGGTGCACCTGTAAACGCTTCAGGATATCTGAAGGCTGCTCCCATCGCCCACTGTTCGCTGAAAGCGTCGTCGGCACCCCAGATTCTACATGCAGGAGATTGAGACGACAAGAGGTTTTCAGGTTTACCGCGTGCAAACCCTTCGAAACGTTTCGCAGTCAACATATAATTGTCGACGATGGCTGAGTGATTGTTGTTGTAGGCGTGTCCAAGCTCTGGGGCCAGTTTGGCACTAACGGCCAACATAGCGATATTTGGATGGACCCCCTTTTTAACGAGATCGAACCAAATAGCGCAACACTCGTGAAACTCAGTCGGAAACCGGCTAGCAATCAGAGCATTATAGGCGTAGTTCCGTGCTTGATGGTCGGGAACGATCAACAACCCATGTTCAATAGCGAAATCGATATCCTGATTATGCTCTGAAACAACATCAGACCACGGAGATGTAGGTCCGAGATACCAAGCCAGCCACGCTTTTTGCGATTCTGTCGCGATTTTCGGGTGTACGGTTGACCCATCAACTCCTGGTATACCGATACCGCCCAATCTCGTGAACCAGACAACACCGCCCGTATCCAATGCGGAATGACAGTTGGTCCAAGCAGCGCCTGTAACATGTCCACCCACCATGATAGACCCATATGGCCAAGTTTTCTTGACCAACAAATCACGGGCGGTATCAATTAGTTTTGGCAGCTCGCCATTGGGCCCAATCGCCGCTGGGAACGCGGACTCGATCTCCGACTTGACTATTGTATTCATAGATGTATGCCGCTCCTATGTCGGCCACCTCTACGGTCTGCCGTAAGTATAGAGAATTGTTGGGGGATTCGGGATGATACCCTTCGTACGCGTCGAGCCTTTTGAGCACATCCGGGTTCTCGACCTCAAGAAGGTCACAAACAAAGCCATCGGGGTTACCGTCAAGCTTGACACCGGGGAAGCTACCTAGGTCGTACATCGTACCTTCGACCCTCACCGTCTGCAAATGCTTCGCCTGTCTCCCTAGGTCGAAAGCATGATACGCACCATGGCCGGGTCGGAGTGTTCCATAGACTAGAACGAGTTTACTCAATTGGAAATGGGCTCCTGATATAAGTGTAAATGATATTTCGAGTATTGGGGTTTTGCGACGTATGAACGTGTTTGAAACCCAGCTTCTCTACAAGTGGGCCGATGAAAGGGTTCTGATATTGTGTCAGCGTGACTTCGTAGATGGTGTCAGCCTTAAGGAAGACTCGATCGAGGTCTTTTTGAACCTCGGCAATCTGTCTGTCTCGCACCTCTTGTATTGGGTGAGACCAGCCCACCCCTCCAAAATAAAGGGAGACGATTTCAGATCGAGCGCCTACGTCTTCATGCGGCATCAACATGTTACGCGCCATAGGCCGACTCCTTACCGTACAACCAACATTCACCTGTTGAAGAACGACCAACCAGCTTAAGGTATTTAGAACGTTTGGAGCGCTCGGCCACCAGAGCACAAAACTCGGCAGGCACCCAAAGAAAGGTCACGTAATTATCGGGTCTTACTTGGTAGCTATTGCTGAAGATAGTAAGAAGTTCTTCATCGGTTTCTGGCGGTTCAAACCGGGTCACCTCTTTTTCTTCCGTGCCACCCCAACCGTTATTGAGCCGACTGTTATAGACCTTTCGGACCTGGGTCTTTTCAATAACCGGTGACAAGATACCAGCCCCGCAACAGTTTGTATGGTGGTATCGAGTCAATCTAGTTCGACTCATATTCAGAACCTTTTCTCGCCATGAAATAAATAAAGCAAGGCCCCGAACCCGTCTTTTTATTGTTGTTGAAAGCGGCAACTTCACGCCAGCCATGCTCCTTAAGTTTATCGGCCCAGACCCCGCGCTGGAAAGCAGTAATCGACAACGTCAGGGCGGCACGATTGGGGCACGAATAAGGACCTTGACCGATATTTTTGAACCAACCCTCCTCCGCATCGAATTCGCGCATCAGTTCGTCGAAGACTGCCTGTGCCTTGGCAAAGCATTGAGGATCGATATTATGGGCCAGTTTATCTCCGCGACCCAAACCAGACACTATAGCTAAGCCACAGTTTTGTGGGTCTAGGGTCACGTACGGTGTATATTGAGCCATCAGTATCCTCGACCAACCCGATCAATGGTGTCCAGCATCATATACATGACCCAGAGACCAAAGAGGGCAAGAAAAAACCCCGCCGCAAAGGACGGGGCAAGTTGACTGAACCTATCGCGTTTGCGCAAGGCGATTCCTCCACTCAGAGCGGCGCTCCATGGCATCGGCCCAGCGCCACAGGATGAAACCGAGACGGATGAACACTAGAATGAAGACACCAAAGGTCATGATAGATGGCCACACCAAGGTGACCACTGCGGCAAGGGCTGCCCAAATGGCCCAACTACGGGCCCGGTGGTGATCCCTCTGCGTCACCTGAATCTGTCTCAGGTGTTCCGTCCGAACGAAGGGGCCCGATCTCTTTTGACGTGACATTGTATATTCTCCCGCAGATGGCCTGAATGGGTTGAGGGCTGATCGAGGTCAGCAGATATCTACGGAACATGGCGTTTGTATCCGTAAGTCTCCAAATATTCAATCGGTTCTATCCAATTGCACCCGGATGGGTTGACAAACCAAACTTCAGAACCGACGACAGCTTTTATCGTTAAGCGGGTCAAAGTGTGCGCCGACGACTCATACACGTCACCCGGTTGCGGCGGCGAAGACATCAACGTGGCGATCTCGTCTTCCAGCGCGGCCACCTCGCCCCGTTTCTCCTTCAGCGTCGATTGCGCTGCCTTGATTTTGTCTGCTGTCGTTTCCGGTTGAACCAATTCTAGATTGTCGAAATCGAATCTTCCGTCCCCCAAAATAGGATGGACGGCGACCACCGAAGTGGCTACGGCCTTCACCATCATTGTACCGGCCCAACAACCATTAAATCGGGTTTGGTCCTTCAAACGGACTTTATCGCCTCTTTTGAATTTCATTTTCTCTACTCGTTACGGCCAGCGAGACGGCCCCGCTCGGCATTGCGAAGGACGGCCCTGACCGCATTACGCTCGCCCCGCGTAGGGCTGGCGGGCAGGTCGATCTCTACAGGTGTTCCGTAGCGGGCATGAGTGATAATAAATTTCATTGCGGTTCCCTTACATGAAATTAGTAATTAACGATTTCGACTAAGCTAGACCGTTGAGAGCTAGGCGGGAACGAAATCAAACTTTGTGGAGTAGATCATACCCTCACGCGCATGGTAGTTGCGCTCACCAGCTTCATTCTCGGAGACGATACCCCTGTCATCAATCCAGATGCATCGAACCGGCGGGTAAACACCCTTGCGGGAACGCCAGAAGTGGAACCAATCACCCGGCTTCGGCACATACGGGGGCTCCGGCGCACGCGTGATAGATCCCGTCGCGAGCATTTCAGCGAGACGGGTTGCGGCATTGGTACCACGTTGACCCGGATAAGTCACCTCAACGTGCCGGTCTGCTCCGGGCACACGTTGGGGTTCATCCTTGACGACCTCGTACTCAATGAGGATTTTGTCACCCTTGCGGAACAGAGGAACAGCGGAGGTCACGAGTTCAAGCCTAAGGCTGTCAAACCGACCGGCTCCATGCCGAGGGTGGATGACTGTAGTACCACCACCGGTACTATCGCACTTGACCTCCATTGGTCCAGACCATTCGCCGTTCCAAATGTCTTTATCGGCACGCACCTGAACCAACTGACCGGTTTTAAACATAGCTTTGCTCCTTGAGTTAAGACAAAAAGAGAACAGGCACCACGACCCACCAATCGCCAAATCTTACCCGTCAAAATGAGACACAGCGACCGGGGAGGCGATGCTTCATACGGGAATTCGTTTGGAGGTATGGCGAGCCACAGTACCTGTTCACTTGTGGTCTCTAAGGAATGGTCGGGTAGTTATAGTCCACCCGATGATGACTGACAGTGCGGTCTAGTTACCTTTCGCACCCTATTTAACGTCGGTTGTCAACGACGACTACTGCCTCCGGTCGAGCTGTGGAAAAGGAAATTAAACCACAGGGCCGAGGCATTCAGCTAGACACCACGGCGACGAACTCGGCGGATTGATTTGCCGGTCGAGCCACGCATTGAGGGCCTGTACGGCCTTGGAGCCGGTCGGACTGTTCAGCACGCTTTCGCCCACCTCAGATGCCGCGATGGCATACACGGTGTCCTTGGACGGCAAGGCGTTGGCCCCCACGATGGAGAGGACAAATAGGAAGAGTGATAGCCGCAGATAGCCACGGGCCACCCTTTGCCCTTCTTTTCGGACCTGCTCGGCTGTTTTCGTGATCTCCCCATATACATAGGTTATGTCTGGTTCAAGATGATAGGTCTGTTTGACCCTCTTTTCTTTTATCTCTCGCTCAGCCTCGTAAGGAGGGAGCCACATGAAAACCAAGGAGACGCCGGTGAGAATGAGAAACACCAGAATCCCCCACATGAAGAGGAATTTCAGCCCGTCGAGGGCCTCAGCGAGATAGATAAGCCAAGAAAGTTGATTCACAGGTAGCCCTCCTTAAAAGAAACACCCTGCACCGAAATGTTCGGACAGGGCTCTTAAACGCTCACTTTCGTAGTCAACACACTCATGTGTGCTGAAGACGTACTCATCGTCCCGGACTTCCTCGACGAGAGGCGATGGTGTCGGATTCGGGTGGTAAGCCCTGTGGTGCGTCGTTCTCATGCAGGTTGCCCAAAAAGCAAGAAGGATTAAGATAATACCAACGTACCATAGCGATCATGGCGAAGATCAAGCTGGGGTAACGAGGGTCCATCGGTTTCGGATAACCCATCCTGCGCCACGAATAGTCAGCTTTAGCCGCAGCCCTACGCCACGGTCGCGTGTCACCACTATAGAAGTCAGCAGGCATCTGCTCTTCAGGTCTGAGGATTCTCATGGTATCCCTCTAACTGGGGCTGTAACAGAAGGGTAGCACGGATTCAGGGGTTTGTCAACCCTTAAGGTTTAACCGTGGCTTCGGGAATGTCCTTTTCCGAGCCACACACCGTGCAACGGTGCGGCTTAGCCCCAGCTTTCCACGCGCCGGGTTTGCATGGATTGAACACACGTCTGCCTCGACCATGGAGAGCATCTTGATCAGCGTGTTTGCACGTGCAAGAAGAAATCATTGTTTTAGTCCTCCTTCGGACAGTTGAACGGCCCAAGAGGCCGCCTCGACAAGCGCCTTCGGAAGCGGCTTCGACAGCAGCTTGAGAGGCACGGTAATGATAGATCGTTGCGGCCCCCAGCCTATGCTGAGCTTGGCCGTCTTCTTGCGCTCGTCAATCGACGCCACGATGGCGGAGACAAGCACGTTATCACCAGCGGTGAAGATATCACTCGACATTACTTTATCCAATCTTGACTAAAAGGGTTCCTCATTCCCAATTTTTAGGGTTATATGGATTTTGATGATGGTTAGGACGCAGTAAGTCACCACTACAGACAGCACAACGAGGGCAACGTAGCAAAGATTCAGAAACTTTTCCATGTCAGGCCCCCTTTCAAGGCTGGCGGCTGGTTAAAGCGTGATAGATTAAGACAATAGAAAAGGCCGCCCCCGATTGCTACATCAGAGGCGGCCTTCCCATCGAACGTTATCTATGTTGATTAAGGGTGAGCCGCTTTGGGGCCCAGCACTTTTAAGCCTCGCGGCTATGAGTTATCGGCGCATATCTCGCTCCCATGTCGGGAAAAGGTTGCTACGGTTTGTTTGGGCGGCTACTCATAAAAGGCGTAAGTAGCCTATTTGTGCACGGGAGTTTTATATCCCGGGTTCTGCGCCTATCAGAACAAGAAACCCCTCCCGCCGGGGAGACAGGAGGGGAAACTAGTGCTGACATCTATAGTCAACGCTTAGTCCATCGCCCTATGGACGACGGTTCCGCGCTCGCATTCGCGGCACTGGCAGTAGGTAGTTAAGCAGCTTCAGCATCGGCGCCCAGAACTGCGGCGTTGGCGTTGGCGGCGGCGCCCAGAATGCCCTGTTCGGCCTCCCGCTGCGCGGCCTTCTCATCCTCCAGCTTGGTGCGATCCTCCGGAACGTGGATGGCCTCGACCTGCGAAAGGAACGACAGCATAGCTGCCACGTCGCCGCGATAATACGGCTTCGTGTTGTCCTTGGGCGTCCCGTCGTTGTTGGTGTTGGACAGCAACCGGAGGAAACGTTCCTTGGACCGCATGATGCCGCCGACGAAATCGTCAGCGTACACCGGACGCCCGGTCCGTTCGTTCGAGGGCTCATAGTCCGTAAACTTGGTGGACCACATGCCGTTGATGTTGTAGGGCGTGAAGCCGTCGTCACCAGCCTTCAGAACCTTGATGGTGAAGCCGCCCTCGGCGTTACGGTCAGCCGGGAAACGCAGCGGGCTGAAACCTTCGATCCAGATGCGGACGCCCTGATAGCGATAGCCGCTGTTTTTCAGGCCGAGCATCAGGGTTTTCACGAGGGTCCAGTCGCCATGCTTTTCAGCGTGGGCAACGGATTGAACAGCCGCGTCATGGACAGCGGTGTCAGCGGAATTGACGTGGCCGACAGCCGTAGCGATCAGCGCGCCGATGGCCTTAGCGGAGGCCAGTTTGAAAGCAGCCATAGTCCTATATCCTTAAGCGTTCCCGTACAGTTACGCGCGGGAGTGAACCTAGCAGGATTGCTAGGGGAGAGAGCACCCATCTGCATGATAGATGCTTTCACCACTAGCAACCCCCAATAACGCATGATGGGGCCACTGGCGTCTGTGCCAATAGCCTTACCTATACGTGTAGGGTTGCTTGTTGTGTCGCCCCGTTCCTGCTCCCTTACGCGGGTTACAGACTAGGCGTGTTGCGTGGCCCTTGAAGTGTCGCGTCTGCGTCCCATTTGGGCACGCGCCAGCCTTCAACAACCTAACTCTGTCAACGGTTACCCGTCGCAGACACCACATTACGCTCCCCAAGGGACACCGCCCTTTCAAGGTCATAAGCTTTCGCCTTGCCTTGTCCAAGCGGCTTGCGTCGCGGTCAGGGCTAAGCCCCGGCTCATGTTACGGCGAGCGACCGTCCTAGCTACGCGCTAGGGGCGTCGACAAAGACCCGTTGAGTCCTCATCTAAGGCACACCATACACTACCATTGTGGTAGAAATAAGGCGAGCCTAATTCTTTTGTGTCGGTCGTGATAGATTGACCGAAGCAGCCAACGCAAGCGCTTCCTGTCTCTCTTGAGCACTCCGACGGGATGACGCCAGCAATCCGGGCTGCGCCTCTTTCTTGCCAACCTTGTCCGTTGGCGTATGATAGCCACGCGGCCCGACAAAGCCGATATCGTGGCTTGCAGACTTTAGGCTGTCGCGGGCCAGTACCGAGTTACGCAAGCCCTTGGGTGCGCCATACAACGGGCGCTCCGGCTTGGGTTCAAGGGCATTGCGGGCCATGATTGCGGCACGCTCACGCTGGAAGGCGTCACGCTTGGCGTTCATACGCTCACGCTTGCCGGGCCTGTTACGAGCCATGATAGCGCTCCACCCAGTCCAGATACTCAGCATCGGTTCCGAAGCCATGCAAGGCCCACAGAGGTTCATATCGCGGTTCAGCCATGATGTCAGTCACGAAGGCGTCACCATCATCGAACATAGCGGCAATATCTGTCTGGTCGACAGACTGCGCCACTAGGACAAACAGATCAGGCATAAGCCGTCATCCTTTCAACCGTGAGCCCCCATCGTGGCCCTTCCAGCATCAGCCCCATGGCCTAGCCTTCCAGTACCGAGAGCCCGGTAAGGCAACCATATGGGGTCGCCGTTTCGATGGTCACAAGGTGCGCCCCGATTGTGGCACGAATAAGGCAAGTTTTATCGAATAACGATATGAATCTCACTTTATTTAACAAAGTGCTTTATATCCCAAGGCGGGCACGATGATAGACCAATGAACGCACACGCGCGTTACACTGGATGGACGCGGGATACCATATCGATAAACGATAACACCGATCACAACACCGTGATATGTCAGGTATACCTTACACCATGTCCATCGTTGGTTGCATGGAATGACAATGAGTAATGATATCAATGCTTGGTTGTATCATGTGTTGTTCCCTCTCGTGTTTCACTGATTGCCCTTGTAGTTCTCCGCTAACATCTATCACCGTGGCCCATATGATGTGTATTCATCAGTCCATCACCAGTAACACCTCATGTGTCTACTGTTGTGCCCTCTCACTGTTGCTCACCGCCCCCGTGGTTACACTTGGATGACCTCGGATGTAGCACGGGAATACTTGAAGGGGCCAGCAGGGGGTCCGGGGGTGCCTTATTCTTGCATATGAGACCCTCAGATTTTCCCACAGAAATGTTCCATCATCTGGGGACCTATACCATACCTCCTCGCTTTGCTCGTAACGGCCTTCGGCCTCTTGGGATGTAAGACATGATATGGTTCATCTGATGTTACCTAGCGCCTAGAAGGTCTTCCAAGGTGACTCATCGGGGGATACCATCACTTATACTGTCTCGATGTGGAATACAGGTATTTATTTGTCTTAACCTCTATTGACTTTGTCTTTAAAATATGCTATAATAAGAGCATAGCGTAAGAGGCTCATATAAGTGTCACCTACAACGCAACATTGATTACTTGTTTATCAATCTTTTATCTTTGTCTTAACTCTTATTTGTCTTCCTCTTACGACTGACTGCGCTCAAGGGGTACCCGAGCATGTAACCGGGTCCCCTTTCTTTTTGTCCTCTTCTTCACCGAACCGGTGGATTGACCCCACAAAGGATTAAACCAATTTCCAAACTAACCATCAGCCGCCTCCAATCCGGCTACCGTTCTTCGAACGCTTTGAATGCTAATCTCGATGCCATCGAAGCGGCCATTGAGAATACCATTAGTCGTGACGGCACGAGCCCCAATCAGATGGAAGCCGTGCTGGACATGAACAACCAGCGTATCATCAATCTGCCCGAGGCTGCCGCTGATAACGATCCGGTGCGACGCATCGACCTGGATGACCTCGAAGTTGTCCTTGCTGCCGGTGCGGCCTTGCGTGCTAATAACCTCAGTGATCTGACTGACGCTGCCGAGGCCCGGACCAACCTAGGGGCCGATCTCGCTGCCAATGTAAACTATACCCCTGCCGGTACCGGTGCGGTGGTGACTACTCTGCAAGCGAAGGCCCGCGAACGGGTCAGCATCTTTGACTTCATGACGACGGCACAGATCGCAGATGTTCAGGCTGGCACGTTGACGCTGGACATGACGGACACCATCAAGGCTGCCCGCGACGCCTGCCTCCTGAGCCGCAAGGAACTCTTCTTCCCTATCGGCAACTACAAGCTGACGGATACCATTCTTCTGAATGACACAGGCTCGTCCCAGTCGTCCGGCTTCAAAGGCGAGAACCGTCGCTATACGATCTTCACTCTCTATACTGCTTCTGCGTCCACCCCGGCCTTCCGAATCGGCACGTCGAGCAACTCCAGCTTCATCGGGGGGAACATCGGTACCTTTACTGTCGTCTGCAATGGCGGCGCAGCCAAGGGCCGAGGCATTCAGCTAGACACCACGGCGACGAACTCGGCGATCTCGCAGTGTGACATCGGTAACATTACTGTCCTGCAGACCAGCCGGGGCCTCGACGTTTCGGGCGTAGTCTATATGAATACGTTCCACAACATCACGGTGACGGGCTCGGTCACGGAGTACGGAATCCGCATTGCATCGGCTCAAGAGGTTATCTACAACACCCTTGCCGACTGTGAGGTCACCGGCACTGAAAGCACGGCGTACTCGTACTCCCTTCAGTCCCCGGCGATGCAAGGGCGCAACCTGACGGCAGACGGCTGTATCTATATTTCGAGCGTCTACGGTTGCTTCAAGGGTGTCACCATCGAGGGCATCCATGCGGCCACGACGGTCAGCGGCACTGCCATTGAGCTTAACCAGTGCGACAGCATCGAGGATATTTCGCTCGTCAACATCCCGACTGCCAAGTGCCCGATTGCTATCTCGGTCAACGGTCGCTGCAACATCACGAATGTTCGCTGGCCGGACGCTGGTGCTGGTAACCAACCGGACCAGCCGCTGTACCTCAGCCCGGGCTCCAAAGGCGTCTGCATTGGGTACCAAGTGCCTCGCGCTGTCACCAGCAAGGTCGAGGCGGGTTCGCTGGCTGCTGATGTTAACAATTGGGTCTTCCTCAATTCGGCAGATATTACGGACCGCGACCTGTCTTACCAAGAGAATACGTGGACTCCTGCGTTCCCTGGGGCAGAGTGGTCCGTCCAACCGACGGTCGTCAGTGCTTCGTATGTCCGAATTGGTCGTCAAATCACGGCCACTGTCTACGCCTTCGACGGTGTCTGTTCCGGCGGTACGATTCAAGGCCTGCCATTCGCATGTCGTGCTAGCCTCGCCTTCTCGGCTACAGGGGCCAACAGCGACTTCACAGAACGCCTTGGTGGTGCAGTATATGGGGGTAATACCTTTATTAGCGGCTTCCCCGGAGTTACCCTGACTGGGAACTTCTGGCAAATGACAGTGACTTATTTTATCTAATGAAGAAATTCAGCAAACCCCCCTACAAAGGTGAATCCGGTGCCTGGCTCACGGAGGCCCTCTTCTACCAGAAGACCTTCGATCGGCCCAAGCATCGTCTCATCTGCGAGGCCGTATTCGATCTCTATGACGAACGGCCCGGTCTAATTAATTGTCGAACCACCTTTGTCAACCTCAAAGACCCGACGGGTCGTAAGTGGGCCCTGACCTATCTCGGCGACTGGAACCACTGGCTCCGTCTCATGAAGTGCGTCTGGTTCCGTGAGGCTTACGAGGTCTGGATCGCTGAACTGAATCTTCAATTGAAATCTGAGGCTATCGCCAAAGCCATCGAAATCATGAATGGGGAAAACGGTGCTCAAGCTCTTGCTGCTGCTAAGTTCATTGCGACAGCAGAGTATGACAAGAGTGTCCGAGGTCGACCATCCCGACAAGAACTCGAAGGGCAGCTCAAGAAGGCTGCTGAGGCGCTTACCGTGGAAGATGAGGACCTAGCTCGTATTGGTCTTTCCGTAATTAAAGGAGGCAAAGCTTAATGGCTACCGCTGCACGCCAAAAGGCCCAAGCCAAGTACAACTCCAAGCCCGAACAGGTGAAGCGTAGGATGGCCCGCAACAGGGCCCGCGCTGCAATGATTCGAGCTGGCAAGGCCCATAAGGGCGATGGGAAGGATGTTGGCCATGCCGACGGGAACCCCATGAATACCCCTAAGAAGGGGACAAAGAATCTTCGAATGGAGTCCAAGCGGGCTAACCGTTCCTACCCAAGGACCCGTAATGGCTCTAAGCGCAATCCGCGAGACTAAGAAGGAACAGATCAAGGAAGCCGCGCTTGCGGACCTTGAAACGTTCATCCGACTGATCGCCCCTAAGCAGGTCTTGGGGGCGGTCCATGTCGAACTCTGCTCTTGGTGGACCCGTCAAGAGGCTAAGACTCATCAGCTTCTGTTGCTGCCCCGAGACCACGGTAAGTCCCGTATGATCGCCTTCCGGGTGGCTTGGGAGATCACGAGACGCCCTGACATCAGGATTCTTTATGTCTCCGCTACCTCGCACCTCGCCGAGAAGCAACTTAAGTTTATCAAGGATATTCTGACTAGCGACATTTATCGTCGTTATTGGCCGGGGATGATCAATGAAGAAGAGGGCAAGCGCGAGAAGTGGACTAACACTGAAATCGCTATTGACCACCCCAAGCGTAAAGAAGAAGGCATTCGTGATGCCACTGTGTTTACCGGCGGTCTCACTACCAGCCTGACCGGTCTTCACTGCGACGTAGCCGTTATGGATGACGTCGTGGTCTACGAGAACGCCTATACCGACGAGGGCCGCAACAAGGTCCAGAGTCAGTATTCTCTGCTGGCGTCCATCCAAGGCGGCGACGCCTCTGTGTGGGCCTGCGGTACCCGCTACCACCCCAAAGACCTGTACTCCGAACTCATCGACATGCACGAAGATGTGTATGATGAGAACAATGAGGTGGTCGACAAGGAACCGGTCTACGAAGTCTTCGAGCGTGCCGTTGAGAACATTGGCGACGGCACTGGTGAATTCCTCTGGCCTATCCAGATTCGCTCTGACGGTAAGACGTTCGGTTTCGACCAGAAGATCCTAGCCCGTAAGCGCGCACAGTATCTCGACCGGACTCAGTTTCGTGCCCAATACTATAACGACCCTAACGATCCCGGAGACATGCGGATTGACCGAGGTAAGTTCCAGTACTACGACAAGAAGCACATGCTCAACCAGAACGGCTCTTGGTGGTACCGAGACCGAAAGCTTAACGTCTTTGCTGCGGTTGACTTTGCCTATAGTGAGAGTGCCCGAGCCGACTACACGGCTATCGTGGTTATCGGAATTGACCGGGATGGATTTATCTACGTCCTAGATATTGATAGGTTTAAGACTGACAAGATCAGCGAATACTTCAAACACATCCTTGACCTGCACGTCAAATGGGATTTCCGTAAGCTGTCCGCAGAAATTACAGCGGCTCAGAGAGCTATTGTCTCCCAGCTCAAGGATCACATTCGATCATATGGTATGCACCTCAGCGTTGTTGACCACAAGCCCACCCGCCACCAAGGCTCTAAGGAAGAGCGACTTGCTGCGATTCTTGAACCGAGATACGACAACGACACCATGTGGCACTACAAAGGCGGCAACTGCCAAGTGCTAGAAGATGAGTTGATCTTGTCCCACCCCCCGCATGATGACGTAATGGATGCTCTGGCCTCAGCTATTGAGATCGCAGTACCTCCCGTCGGAATGCAAGGTAGAGGCTCCGGCCCCACCTCCAATATTGTTTATGGCCGCTTCGGTGGCGTTAGCGGAAGAGTTATGTAATGGCCACTGGCACTCGTAGCCTAGACATCTGGGACATCCTGGAACCTGACCATCTCGCTCGACATATCAGTAATAAGTTTGTCGAGTGGGAATCCATGCGAAATCAATGGCTGGAAGACAAGGCCGAGATTCGTGAATACATCTTTGCCACGGATACTTCTGGCACCAGTAACGCAGCTTTGCCGTGGAAGAACTCCGTCCACATCCCCAAGCTCTGTCAGATTCGGGACAACCTGAACGCCAACTATATGGCGGCTCTGTTCCCTAATGACAGGCCTATCAAGTGGGAAGGCGACGATGAGTCCTCGGAGGCCAAGACCAAGCGCGAAGTCATTGAGGCCTATATGGCCAACAAGATGCGAATGGGTGGATATCGTGCCACTGTTCAGCAACTGGTGAATGACTTCATCGACTATGGCAACGTCTTCTGTATGACGGAATTCGTGGCTGAAGAGTTTGAGGACTCACAGACCGGTGAGAAGCATTCTGGCTTTGTCGGTCCCCGTCTAGTGCGTATCGCCCCCAACGACATTGTCTTCAACGCTACGGCGTCCTCGTTTGCAGAGGCCCCCAAGATCATCCGGGAGCTGCGTTCGCTAGGCTCTCTGAAGGCTGATATCGAAGATCACCCCGAGAACAAGTATCTTGAGGAAGTCTTCAGCAAGGTTATGGCTAATCGACATCAGTTCTCTGGTCTCAGCCAAGGTGACTTTAAGAAGGCTGATGCTTATCAGATCGATGGTTTCGGTTCCTTCCTCCAGTACTTCCAGTCGGAATACGTGGAGCTGCTGCACTTCTACGGAGACATCTACGATGTTGATACGCAAGAATTCCAAAAGAATCGCGTCATTACCGTTGTTGATCGCTGCTACATTATTCGCAACGAAGCCTGTCCTACATGGACTGGACGCCCGAACATCTTCCATTGTGGTTGGCGTTTGCGTCCTGACAACCTGTACGCTATGGGCCCTCTCGATAATCTTGTCGGGATGCAGTACCGAATTGACCACCTCGAAAATGCTAAGTCGGACGCCTTCGACCTAATCATCCACCCCGTCATGAAGGTGAAGGGTTACGTTGAGGACTTCGAATACGGCCCCGGTGAGCGCATTTATTGTGGTGACGAAGGTGACGTAGAGTTCCAGAGCCCTGATACCACGATGCTCAATGCGGATACTCAGATCGCCATCTACGAAGCCAAGATGGAAGAGATGGCTGGTGCTCCCAAACAAGCCATGGGCTTCCGTACTCCGGGCGAGAAGACTGCTTATGAGGTCCAAGTTCTTGAGAACGGGGCAAACCGAGTCTTCCTGAACAAGAGTTCTTACTTCGAAGAGATGTTCCTTGAGCCCGCGCTGAACTCCATGTTGGAGACTGCACGGCGCAACATGGGGCCCTCTGATCTTGTCAAGGTGATGGACGATCAATTCGGTGCTGCCGAGTTCATGAAGATCACCAAGGATGACATTGCTGCCAAAGGTAAGCTCCGTCCCATCGGTGCCCGACGCTTTGCTCGTAATGCCAACATCATCCAGAACCTGACCCAGCTTGCTTCGTCCCCGCTTGGACAAGACCCGGCCATCAATGCCCACATCTCGGGTCTCGGCCTGGCCAAGCTCATTGAAGAGCTGCTGGACTTGGAACGTCACGATCTGGTTCAAGAGAATATCCGCATTTCTGAAATGCTGGAAACTGAGAAACTCAAGCAGTCTGCACAGCAGATTGTGATGGAACAAGGAATGCCCGACAATGCAAACCCGATGGTACCAGCACCGCCCCAAGGCTGAGCAAGAAGAAGTTAAGAATATTGTAGTTAATTCTCAAAAACTACTTGACATTCTGCAAGAAATCTGCTATAATACTATTCAGAATGGGGTAAAGACTCAAGAGAGCGACTACAACTGTCCCTCTTGGTCTCACAAGCAAGCTGACCTGAACGGTTACTTGCGTGCTTATAACGAGATACTCCAACTAACTAATCTTGACAAAAGGTAGAACATACTATCCATGACCGATGGATTCATTACGCCTTCCGCCGATCAGACCCCGCCGGTGACCCCCGACGACAAAGATCAACGTCTGCAAGCTAAAGACGCCTTCATCAACCAATTGCAGGAAGAGACCGCTGCCCTCCGGGACGCACTCGCTGCTAAAGATGTCGAAGTCGAAGCCCAGCGTCTACTGCGAGAGGCCCGCGAAGCCGCCAACCCGCCCCCGTCACCCGCAGCCAAACCAGCGGCAGGTGAACCGGCTAAACCTCTTACTGAGGATGAACTGGTTGAGCGTGTTATCAAAGCGCAAGAGCAACGTGTCGCCACTGAGCGTTCACAAGCGAATGCAAAAGCTGTTGGTGAACGTCTTGTCGAACTTTACGGTACGCCTGACGCTGCCAACAAACTGGTCGCAGACCGTGCTGCGGAACTTGGCGTCTCTATTGAGTATATGCAACATACTGCCGCTAAGAGCCCCAATGCTTTCTACGAACTCATGAAGCTCGAAACTGCGCCGAAGGCTGCGCCTGCTCCCCACGGGGATGTCAACACCGCTGCGCTTCAAACTCACGCACCGGGTGTAAAGGAAGGGACTTCCGCCTACTATGAACAACTTCGGTTGAAAATTGGCGATGTCGAATTCTATAAACCTAAAATTCAACAAGCACGCTTCAAGGACGCACAGCGTCTAGGAGATGCTTTCTACACTTAGGAATAAGATTTAATGGCTGGTATGACTACCGCTAATTCGGACGCCCTGATTCGGTCCGAAATCTGGTCTGGTGATCTCAAGCGTATTCTTGAAGATCAACTGATGGCCACCAAGTACGTCGACTGGCTGAGCGGGTTCCCTGATGGTTCCACGTTCACCATTCCGTCGATCGGCACTCTCGATGTGAACGACTATACTGAAGACACCGCCATCCAATACAACGCGATGGATACCGGTGAGTTCCAGTTCTCGATCACCGACTACATCAGCTCGGCTACCTACATCACGCAGAAGGATCGCCAAGACGCGTTCTATGCTGCGAAGCTGGAGGCCTCCTTTGTCCCCTCGATGGCCCGCGCCATCCAAGAACGGGTCGAAGTTGACATCCTCAAGCAAGGTCAACCGGGTACTGCCAACGGCCAAACTGTTGCCAATGCTAACGCGATCAACGGCGCTGCCCACCGATTCGTGGGTTCGACGCTGACTGGTGCCGTTCAGCATATTGGTGTGGCTGACTTTGCCCGCGCACTGCACTCGCTAAAGAAGGCGAACGTGCCGGACACCAACCTGATTGCCATTGTTGACCCTTCGGTCGAGTACGTCCTGAATACCTTGACGAACCTGACCAACGTGTCTAACAACCCTCGCTGGGAAGGCATCATCGGTACTGGTATCGGCTCGGGTATGCGCTTCGTTAAGAACGTGTATGGCTTCGACGTCTACACCTCTAATCGTCTGGCGCTCTCGGGTACCAACCAATCTGGTGCTGTTGAAACCATTGGCGGTGTCGCTTCGACTGGTGCTTCTGTCGCTAACCTGTTCTTCTCCGCTACGCAGGATATCCTGCCGTGGATGGGTGCATGGCGTCAGATGCCGAAGGTTGACGGCGAGTTCAATAAGGACTTCCAGCGTGAAGAGTATGTTACGACTGCTCGCTACGGCCTGAAGACCTATCGTCGTGAAAACCTCGTCACGGTCCTTTCTGACCCTGCGATTGTTGCCTAATAGAAAGGATTATTGATAATGGCTAACGCTCCCTGGACTAACCCGGACGGCCTCCAAGTAAAGTTTGCGAACTATTACAAGGACCCGGCCAACTTCGTTAACCGTGCTCGTGCCCTACCGTCGAAAGGCGGTCTCATTAAAGAGATCGTTATTGACTACGATTTGGCCCGACTCGGCGCTAACGGGGTTTCTTATACGGCGGACCTGAATAACGACGGCACGCTCGATGGCTTCAATACCGGCGACTGCGCGCTCCCAGCCAATTCCTCGGTCCTGCGCGTCACTCTGGTTGTCAAGACTGCTGCCGCTGGCGGTACCTCGATTACTCTGGGTACCTTCGGTCTTACCGGTACGGCTATTGATGCCGATGGCTTTATTACCGCTGCTGCAGCCGGTCTTATCGCAAATCTGGACACCGTGGGTGCTCGGACGTTTGGTGACGGCGCATTGCTGGCCACCACGGCTGAAACCGCTGGTGTCGGAACCGCCGATGCCTACATCGGTCTCACGGCTGCTGGCACGTTTACTGCTGGTACTGGTCGCATCCTGATTGAATACCTCGACCCTCTGGGCGATCTGTAATCATTAAGGTTTACAATAGGGGGCTGCCGATGGTGGCCCCCTTTTTGTTGCACCTATGGATACCGCACAGTCCGCCATCAACTTCGAAACTAATCCGGGGATCATGTATAAGCTGGGTAGTATCGAAGCTCAACTTAAAGCAATTAACGACAAACTCGATGCAAAGGAGGCCTCACAAGATAAAGAAATTTCTGAACTTAAACAAGATGTGGCTAAACTCAAAGAATGGAAGATGCTTCAACTTGGAGGGGCTGCAGTCATTTCATTCGTAATTGGCGTTATCACTAAGATTGTACCATGGCAAAACTTGTTCTAAATGACATCACTAGTCTTGAAGCACAAGCCAGTGCCATCCAGACTTTAAACGCTAATGCTGCTGCAATAGAAACGGCTCTTGAGAATACATTGAGTCGTGACGGCACTAGCCCCAATCAGATGCTTACGTCTTTCGACATGAATGACAATCGCATCATTAACGTCGCGGCACCGATTAATGGCACTGACGTCGCGCGTCTCTCGGATGTTGCTAATGCATTGTCAGTTGATAGCACACTTGTCCCGTCACTGACCGGAAACAACGGCAAGATCATGTCCAATGATGCCACTGTTTTAGTTTGGAGAACTCCTGCTGAAATTTCCGGCCTCGGCGATCTACTGGCTGCCAACAATCTAAGCGATCTTGCGAGTGCTGCTACAGCCCGTGCTAATCTCGGTCTGGGTACAGCAGCCACTGTTGCCACCGGCTCGTCTGGGGCCACTCTAGGCCTCCTGAATGCCAATCTGACATTCTCCGGCACCCACACCATCTCGGGTCTTGTCAGCATGTCGGCAGGAGCAACTCTGTCGGGCACGGTCGACTACAGACTTACTGCGACGCCGACTACAATCAATTCCGACAGTATCGGGTACCGTGGTGCCCCTATCAACACGCAGGATGCTACTTACACTCTTGTCTTGTCCGACTCAGGTAAGACCGTTCTACATACTTCTGCTTCTGCCCATACGTGGACCATTCCGCCGAACTCCTCGGTTGCTTACCCTACCGGCACTGTAGTTGTTCTCGCCAACATTGGCTCCGGGTTGACTACAATTGCTAGGGGGGCTGGTGTGGCGCTTAGAATTGCTGGGACGTCAACTGATCAAGACGTAGATATCGCCCAGCATGGCATTTGCTCTATTCTGAAGCTCGATACCAATAGCTGGTATATTTCTGGCACCGGTGTTTCGTAATGTCTGGCGCAATTGCTGTGCTGATGTCTGGCGCAAAACCCCTCACGGTCACTGTGTCCAGCCCTACCGCTAGTGGTTTTAAGAGCGGATCGGGCACGGTCACGACAAGCGGTTCTATTACAGTTACTGCTTCTGGAGGACAAACTCCGTTTACCTATCTGTGGACATTCGTGTCGGGTGACGCTGCAATCGGACCAATTAACGGCACCTCACCCTCTACCAAATTTAGTGCTTACTTCGCCACGGCTCCTGGGTACTATACCGCCGTGTATAAATGTGTAGCTACTGATGCAGTGGCTACTGTTGTTGATTCACCCAATGTTTCTGTCACACTAATTTGTGAGCCCTGATGTCTAGAAAAACTTTACTCGACATGACGCAAAACATCCTTAGTGCGATGGACAGCGATGAGGTCGATTCAATCGGAGACACGGTTGAGTCCTTGCAAGTTGCCGAGGTCATCAAGGAAACATACGAATACATTACGGTCGGACTAGATATTCCCGGGCGGGCTGGCATCATTAAGCTGGACTCAAGCGTTGACGTTGCCTTGCCCAACCATATGACTGTACCGAGTAATGTCGAGCGTATCGAATGGATCAGATACGATGGCAACACGATTGAGTATAAGTCGCCCCTAGCTTTCATGGACTATGTGGCTGGTCGCGGTACTGGCGCTGAAGTGACGACCATCGAGAATATGGCCATCTACAATGACCGTGATCCGACGTGCTATACTAGCTTCGATGATGACACTGTCGTCTTTGATTCGTTCGACTCGACTGTTGGTTCAACTCTGATGCAGAGTAAAACCTTGTGTTGGGGTCAACGTTCTATCGTCTTCCTCATGGAAGATACGTTTGTACCTACACTGCCTCTGGACATGTTCCCCAGATTGCTGGCTGAGGCTAAGGCGGCCTGCTTTGTCAACTTTAAACAAGTCTCTAATAGCACGGAAGAGCGTCGTGCTAGAAACCAAAAGGTCGTTAATATGAACAGCCGCTTCAAGACGGGCACCGTTAAACCGATTGATAGGTTGCCGGATTATGGGCGTAAGAGATGATCTGCTCGCAGCCGGAGTCCACCCCAAGGCATTACGATGCGTGTCGTCGGACGCCGTGTACGTGTCAGGAGGGCGGCAAGAGTATCGAATTGAACAGTCCGGTCCAACTTTCTTTGTTCGACGATGGCCCCGAGGCAAGCTTCCCCGATCCCTCCAAGGCTCCTTCACATCATTTAAACTTTGTGAAACTCGGTTAATCAATTTTCTAAAATCTAAAGATAAATGGGGCAAAGCCACCTACCCCGGCAAGGAGTTCCATGGCAAGAGCTAAGACTAATCGCCTCTATAGGACCTTCGTTAAAGGTCTCATCACTGAGGCTGGCCCTCTCACCTACCCCGAGAATGCTTCGATTGATGAGGACAACTGCGTGATCTTCCGTAAGGGGAACCGCAGTCGTCGTCTCGGCATGGACTTTGAGACTGATTATAACCTCAGTGTTTATGCCTCGATCGGCACCGACAGCACCCGCACTTATCGCTGGGAGTCGGTTAATAACGATGCAGATGTTAACTTCCTCGTGCATCGAATTGGAACGTCGATTTATTTCTACGATCTAAGCCAAAGCCCGCTTTCTAGTGGGCTAAAGTCGTTTTCAATCGACCTAAATCTTTTTGCCGCTCCGAACCAAACTGAGTTGAATCTCGGTGAAGTTTCAATGGTTGGGGGTAAGGGGTATCTCTTTGTTGTCGGTGAGAAATTAGAACCGTTCCTTGTGGAATATGATTCAGGTACGGACAGCATTACTACGCAGCGTATCTATATCCAGATGCGAGACTTTCAAGGCGTAAATGATGGTCTGGCTAATGATGAGGAGCCTGCAACTCTAACCGATCTGCATAAGTACAATCTTATGAATCAAGGTTGGTTGGACCCTCGAAATGATGGTTCTGGCGGTTCCGTTCAGTATTTCACAGCTTTTGGTGATGTCGACTCGTATGCTGGCCCCACCACCGCTGTTATAACTTCATACTTCACGCAATTCGCCAAGTACCCGGCCAACAACAAGCAATGGTGGGTCGCTAGAAATGCTACAACGGGAGCTTTCGATGCTGCGTTGCTGGGTCAATTCTTCTCGGGAACCACGCGGACAGTTCGTGGACACTTTGTTGTAGATGCATTTTACAAGGATCGTTCGGCTGTTTCTGGCCTGACTGGTATCCCTGTTGAAGCTGTTGCTGACCGCCCGCCGACTGTTTCCTTCTTTGCTGGCCGTGTTTGGTATGCCTGTAATTCTACTGTCTATTTTAGTCAGGTACTGGATGACAAGGCTAAGGCCGGTTTCTGCTACCAAGAGGCCGACCCGACGGCTGAGGACATCTCAGACCTGATCGCCTCAGATGGTGGTGTCATCCCGATTCCTGAGATGGCTAAAGCCGTAAAGCTGGTCCCCATGGGTTCTGGTATTCTCGTCTTCGGCACTAACGGCATCTGGTACGTCAGCGGAACTCAAGCAGGTTTCACGGCTACCGACATCAGTGTCTCCAAGGTTAACCCGATTGGAACGGATTCCCCGGATTCTATTGTAGAAGCTGAAGGGCAAATCTTCTGGTGGTCTCGCGTTGGCATCATCGGCATGTCCCAGAAATCTGGAATGTTCGGACCGGTGGAAGGAGCCTTCGATAGGACGAATGTTTCCGAACAAACGATTCAGTCTTTCTATAACCATGACATCCCGGAGGCAGCTAAACGCTATGCTAAAGGTGTTTACGATCCAGCGACAAACACGGTTCAATGGCTGTTCAGGTCGGGCGAAACGCCTAGTGTCTACATGTACGATCGGGTTCTTAATTTCGATTTGACCCTCGGTGCTTTTTATCCGTGGACGGTGTCGACTGCCGGTCCATACATCAGTGACATTTTCATCACACAAACGCTCAACACTCTTGTAGATCAAGAGAATATTCGAAGCTCGTTCATTAAGTATCTGTGTGCGGTGCCGTCTTCTGGTTCCTACAAATATACTTTTGGATATTTCAAGAGTTCGGAGTTTGCTGACTGGTTTACGTACGACAGTGTCGGAACTGCATACATGAGCTTCGTCGAGACGGGTTATGAACTTCTCGAAGACGCCATGCGTAAGAAGCAGGCACCACATGTCTTCTGCTACTTCCGGCGCACCGAAGAGAACTTTGTGGCCGAGGGTATTGACTTCACGACTGACAAGCCTTCAAGCTGCTACTTCCAAGTGAAGTGGGATTGGGCTTCTACGTCAGCCTCTAATAAATGGTCTAGCAAAATTCAGGTTTATCGGCATCGCCGTCTGCCCCAATTTTCAGAAGATGACCTAACCTTTGATACTGGCTTCCCTGTCGTCGTCACCAAGAACAAGGTGCGCGGTTCCGGTAAGGCGATTCAGTTCAGATTTGAAAGTGATGAAATTGGAAAAGACTTTGATCTCCTCGGATGGGCTGTTCCCTTCGAAGGAAACACCGAGGACTAGGTTTGCTACTGCTGACGACGAAGATCGCATTCTTGAAATGGCTAAAGCTTTCTTCGACTACTCCCCCTATAGCGGTGTGAAGTTCAACGATGAGTCGGTCCGGGTACTCATCCGAGAACTAACGACTAACGGTTGCATGATCGTTAGCGCACACGGCTTTATCGCGGGGGCCCTCACGCCGTTGTTCTTTGCGCCCGACATTGTGGTCGCAGCAGAGGTAGCGTGGTGGGCCCCCGAGCAGGGCGGTGCTGAGTTGCGTGAAGCGTTCGAAGAATGGGCAAATGAGGCCGGAGCTTCTCTGGTTCAAATGTCCACGCTCAACAACGGCTTTGCCGGACAGCTTGCCACTAATCTTTCCCAAAACGGATACTCTCCCGTCGAAGTTCACTATTTGAAGGCGCTGTAATTAATGTCTGCTCTCAGCGGGTACTTTGCGTACAAATCTAATAAAGCCCAGAACAAGGCTGCCAAGTTCCAGCGAGAGGCTGCCGAGATGCAGCAGAAGCAGGTCAACTTGCAGAATGCTCGGGCCAAGCGTGATGCTGTGCGTGAGGCGCGAATTGCCTATGGTACGGCCCAGAATACGGCTGCCAACCAAGGTGTCTCGGCTTCGTCCGGCTCGATGGGTGGCCTCAGTTCTATTGCGGCTCAAGTCTCTGACAATGTCAGCTTCCTTGACCAATACGGTTTCTACTCCGACCAAGCCTCGAAGGCTCTCGGTAATGCCAGCCGTCAAGACTCTAAGGCTCGCGGCTATGCTGCTGTGGGTCAATTCATTAGTAATGCCGAAAACATGGCAGCTAAATTCGTAGGTGGGTAACTTGAATCTATTTGAAGAGCCGCCCGTCGACATCTTCGGGCAACTCGGCGATCCCGCAGCTGCCAGTGCTCCTGTCGTTGACCCCGAAGCGGCTCGCCGTACGGCACAACTGGCTGCCATTGCCAACCCCGGAACCTCGGAAGAATCTGAGAGCATCTTCGATTCTATGGACCGTCAAGCCCAAAGCTACATGGATCGTATCCAAGCTACGGGCGAGTCCACCGTGCGTGCTGAAATCGCCGCTGAGCGCCAACAGGAGCGTGCCGATGCCCTCACCAACCTCCTGCGCGAGAACCTGCCTGACGGTGATCCTGAGCTGGCCCAAGGGGCTACGGCTGCCTATACTAACCTCATTCAGATGGATGCCACCGAGGAGAATAACTACGCCCTAGAGCAGCAAGCCGTCCGTCGCGTTCAAGACCTCGCGGCCCGTGGTGACATTAACCAAGCCCGCATCATGCTCAGCAATCTTGAGCACGGCAATGCTCTGGATGTCATTGCTGACTATAATGCCAAGCAACTGATCCTTCAGTCGGCCCTCGATCGCGCCCGCTATACCCAGCAAGAGCAAAGCTGGATGCGTGACGTTGCCGACTTCGCTCTCTCTGTCATCCCTCTTTATTCGCCGAGCCGCACTGGCAACGTCGATGTGGCTGACTCCGTCAAGAACTGGTACGACAGCTTCTTCTCCGGTGAGCGGTATCGCAACGAGTCTGATGCTCTGTGGGACATGAGTGTCGAGGACCTGAGCAAGTTTGTCAACGATGACTTCCTGCGGGGGCTCCACGAGAACGCTACGACCCTCGGCTATACCAACAACACTGAACAACTAGAACTGATGGCCGGTCTGGTCGACAGGACTCCTAGCGCCTTCGAGACCAATGCTTGGGCTGCTGCTGATATCGGCGGGTTCGTTCCGTGGACTAAAGCTGCACGTCTTGGTGGCGGCCTGACCAGTACCATGCTGCGCTCTGGGGCCCGCCGTGAGGCTGCCGAGATGACCGTTAATGCTGCTCGTCAGATGATGGAAGAGTCAGCCGAGGCGTCTGTCCGTTCTGGCATGACCCCTGAAAATGTGGCCAACAATCTTCAAGTCTCGGCGATTGCTCCCGAAGGCTCGCTGAGTCGTGTTCCGATTGCCATGGATGCGTCCAGTGGCTTGGAGCGCGGCCAAGGCCTTCTGTCGGCTAGGCTGGACCTTGAGAAGCGTGCCCGCCTGTCGAACGAAGAACTGGCCCACGCCGAGAAGGTTACGGCTGAGCGTCTTGAGCGTCAGTTCGGTCGTGAGATCAAAGACGTGGCTGTTCGTCGCGTAGAGCTGTCTGGTGGCAGCAACGTGCATCAGGTCGAGTTTACCCTCGGTCGTAAGAATGGTGGTGGCTTTGCCTCTGAGGCTCAGGCCAATCGCTATGGCGGTTCTATTGGACACACGGGCACGGCCATTCAAGATGAGTCGGGCCAATGGTTCTATCGCGTTGTTGAGGACATCCCCGAGACGGGCTTCATGACGCGGCTGCTGAATGTCCAAACCCCGAGCCCCATGCGCTTCGTTCTGAACGCTCGCAACGTGGGCGATCTCGAACTGGCCGATGCTGCTCAAGTGGCTGGCAACACGCGCAACCGTCTGCTGAAGGTTCTGGTTGAGCCTTATGAGAAGACGTTCCGGAGCCTTCGTGGGGACGAGCGCGATGCCGTGGCTCAAGTCCTGCAAGCCGGGGACACCCTCGGTAAGTGGTTTGAGCCGGATCAACTGTCGACCCTGTGGCAGCGTAGCCGCGGTCGGGCTCCTACCGTGCGTGAACTGGACGCCTATCAAGCCGCCCGCGACATTAACGATATGGAGTTCTCTCTCCGTAACGATGCCATCTACACACAAAAGCAAGTCAAGGGTTATAAGACAGTCAGCTTCGATACCGGTCTCGGCCGCGTCGATCGTGCTGATGTCATCATTGACCGTGAGCTGAAGGCCAAGCCGACCCAAGTTCGCATCTACGATGTGTCTGCCGGAAAGCACTACGTCGACGATACTGCCATGACTCAGCGTCAGTGGGACCGTCTGCGCGGCCAAGGCTATCAACTGGTCACTCTCGAACAGCCGCTTCAAATGGCTGACGGAACTACGATCAAGACCTTCCTCGTTAAAGGGAAGGACGTGGTGGTAGAGAACCTTAAGCGTGAACAGATTGCCTATCGCGCTGGTGGCCACCGTATGTACAAGGGTAAATACTTTGTCAAACAAACTGTGTACGGTCGTCAAGCCGATACTGGTAAGGAGTTCCTTGAGAACCCGAATACCTATATCGCTGCTCAAACTCGCGGCGAGGCTAAGTTCTGGGCTTCTCGTATGGAAGCGGCTCGACTGGCGTACCTCGACCAAGCCGACCTAGGCGTCCTCGATGAAATTCTGGGAGGCCACGCTGGTCTGCCGGATGCCAAAGAGTTCGTCCGTCTGATGGAGGCCAACAGCTTCCAGAAGAATACGAAGTTTGATGTGTACTTTGACCGTGAGATGCCGGATGAATATCTGACTAACGGTCAGGGCTTGGACTTCGTGGACCCTGATGACACCGGCTTCAACGGCTTCCTGCGTACCACGGGCCGTATGTACACGGGCCGTAAGGGTGAACAACTGCCGGACTACCTTGGCAACACTGCCCCGCTGTTGGACCCCTACGAGACCATCAACCGCAGTCTCATGAACATCTCGGCCCTGACTTCGTTCGGAGACTATAAGATTCAGTCTGTCGAACGCTGGATGAAGACATTCGGCAAATACCTCGATACTACGAATCTTCCGGGCGACTGGTCGGATATGCGTCTCTTCATGGAGGCCCCGCTTATCAAAGGCGGTAATGACAACATCGCCCGCATCCGTAATGCGGCTCTGGCTCAACGTCAGACCATCAAGCGGACTCTCGGCTGGAAGACAGAGAACGACCTTCGGGCCGAACAATGGTCACGCCATCTGAGCGAGTGGGTTGCGGGTGAGCGTATTGAGGGTATTGTCCCTAGCGCCCGTAGGTTCGCCTCGGGTGTTGACTGGATGGCTGACACGAATCCTATCTCGGCTCTCCGTTCCTTCGCCTTCGATCTCAAGCTCGGCATGTTCAACGTGGCCCAGCTGCCTCTCCAACTGTCAACCGCTGTCGCTGCTACGGCCATGTCCCCCTCTATGGGCATGAAGGGTTGGTCCATGATCGCCCCTATGCGGTTTGTTCTTGGCGGTAAGACGCTGTCCAAGGAGGCTTTCGAGTCCCGCTTGGATGAGTTGGTCCGTCGCAACGTGCACACGATGGGTGGCTTCTCTAGCCCGAAGGAGTTCAAGGAATTTGCTAAGGCGGCCGCACGTTCAGGCTTCTTTGATCTGGGTGGCACTCACGGTCTTATGGATCACTATGGTCCTCATGCGACTATGGACGGCTTCAACAGTGGCGTTCAACGGACTCGTGAGGCGGGCCGCTTCTTCTTCTTCGAGGCGGAACGCTGGAACCGTATCGTAGCTTGGCGCATTGCTTGGGACGAAACGACCAAGGCTGGCCTCAAACCTAACACCCCCGAGTTCGCTGCCAAGCTGGCCGGTCGGGCCGAAGAGTTCTCCTTCAACATGTCTCGTGAGTCTCAGGCTTGGTGGCAGAAAGGGTTGCTCTCGATCCCGACTCAGTTCTGGGCCTACAACGCCCGGATGCTGGAAGCCATGACTGTCGGTAACTTCACACCGGCTCAGAAGATGCGACTGCTGGCCAGTCAAACTCTGCTCTATGGTTCCGCCGGTATCCCCGTCACGGGGGCTATCAGTGCCATGGTCAAGAGCAAGGACCCCAGCACGGTACTCGAAGGCGGGGCCCTGCATCTCGAAGAGAACCCGTTGGACAGCCCCTTCGCCATGTTTGATCGTGGCTTCGTCGACCAAGCTATCTTGTCTATGACAGGAGGTGAGGTTGATGTGATGGTCGGGGCTCGCTACGGAACCGGCGGCTGGACCTCCGAGATCGTCAAGAATATCTTCGGTCTGTCTGCCTATGGTGAGGTCTCTGCTGCTGACATGCTCGGCGGTGCTACCTACAACATCATGGGCAAGGTTGGCTCTGATGTGGCCCGTCCGATCATAGAGTACGTGGCTGCCGAGAGTGGTGACAGTGGAATGCCTATTAGGCGCGAAGCTCTCATGCGTTTGGCCTCCAATGCTTCCATCTTGGGTAACTCCTACAAGGCTTACATGGTCCACCGCTACGGCACCCTACGTTCCGGTAACGGTACCACGCTTGTAGATGATCTGCCCTCGACTGTTGCTTTTGCCACTATGCTCGGTATTAACCCTGCTGAAATGGACGAGATCACGGCTATCTCTTCGTTCCGTACCAATAGGTCGGATGCTATCAAGGAAGCGTCAAAGGTGTTCACTAACTATCGTGTGGACCTCGGAAACCGTCCCGATCAGCGTGAGACCATCATGGAAGAAGTCAACCTATACGCAAGAATGCTGCCCCCGGATATCCGGCAAGCAGCACTTGAACGTGTACAATCTGAAACCAATCCGAGCCTGTACGCAGGTCTAGTCCAATACTACGAAAAGCATCAGGCACAGGAAGCGGAAGCTAATGGCGAAACTAACTGAAACTCTTAATGCCGTTAACTCCGGCAAACCTATCGTGGACCCCGGCCCGGCCAACCCTAGCTTCATGGGGGCTCTGGCTAACTTTGGGTCGGGGGTCGTTGAAACGGTTGGCCAAGGCTTGGCAATGCGTGATAGACTAAACGCCAATGCTGAACGGGAAGACGCCCAACGACGTCAGCAGGCTCAGGAGTCGGCCCTCGATGAACTGGTGGGCGGTGTCCACAATGCGCGTCGAGAGGCTGCCTCTGGTGCCCTGAACCCCGAAGCCCCTATGCCTCAGTGGTCGGGGGCCGTCGACAGCAACACCATGCTGCCGGGCGGTGTCATGTCACAGGCCAACGAGGTTCTTCGTGTCCGTCGTGCCGTTGAGCAAGGACGTGCTTCGCAGGGTACCCTCGACATGCGTATCGAGAACCTTGTCACCAATTTGTTCCAACAGCATCCCGACAGCCGGTATGAGATCGCCGTGGCCATGAAGGGTCTCGGCATTGACCACTATCTGTTCCGGGAGGAAGCAGGGCGGCGCTCTTGGGAGACTGCCGAGGAAGAGACCCAGACCCGGGCCTTCCAATCGCAGTACAACGTGGCGGCTGAGGCTGGCATCATCACGGGCGAAACCTCGCTCGAACAAGGTGCCGCAGCGGGACGTCAGTTACTGGAACGTCGGGCCGCCATTGAGGCCGCGAAGTCTGAACGTGAGCGTATGGTGCAAGATCGTACCATGCGTCTTGAGGACCTCGACAGGGAGACAGAACGCCTAAGCGGTGAGGTTGTCAATAACCTGATTGCCGAATATGGCGCTGTCATTGGCCCACGGCTCGAAATGGCCCAGCTGGCTATTGCCGGGGCGGGTACCGATGCTGAACGTCAAGCGGCTCTCGGCGAGGTTCGCATCACGGCTCGAGCGTCCCTCGAAGCGGCTAAGGCCCGGGCTCTGGTGGACATTGCTGCCACCGGTAACTCGGCCGATGCTCGCAAGCAGGTGACCGACTTCTTCGATGGACAAATCAGCTCGCTTGATGCTTTATTTGATACGTCGTTCGAACAGAACTCGGCTGCGGCTAAGAGTCTTTCGGCCGGTCTCAACATCGATATGGCCCGGGCTCTACCTGTCTACGGTCGCATCAGTGCGGCTCTCGGCCCGGCAGGTGCTAATGCTCTAATTAATGATCTGACCACAGGTGCTCCCGGTATCGATCCGGCTATGCTTGAGGCGGCTCGTGCTGAAATCCGTAACTTTGATCCGACCTCTCCTCGCGGCACGATGTCCCTTGCTCGGGCCATTGGCTATCTGCGAGGCGACACACGGTTGGAGGACCTTACGGCTGAAGAGGCCCCGAGCTACATTCGCATGAATGCTGCTGCTCTCCGTGCTAACCAGACCGAGGTTCTTCGTGGCAACACGGGGGCTCTTCGCCCTTGGCAAGTCGCATACGGCAATACCGTCGAGGCGACACTGGAACTGGCCCCCACTACGGCTTCTTCCGAATCTCTGTGGCGTGCTACCCAGCTCTTTGCCACCAATGAGGCTCGTCGGGCTCTAGACATAGCTGTACAGGAAGACCCCGAATACGGGGAGGCTCTTGCCAATGCTAGTCGAAACGCTGCCGCTCATACGCTAAATATTGCTAGGCGTCCGCAGCCTTCGGATGGTCCGTTTATTATCGATTACAATACGGCCTCGCGTACCTTCCGGCCTGTCCTCACTCGCCAAGCGTATGATGCGTGGGTCCGTGAACAAAATGAAATCCAACGGGCCGGTCGTGGCGCTGCTGGTGCGATGGCTGGCGGTATGCTTCCCGGGAACCTCGGGGCCGTACCTTCGTTCGAGGAAATGCGTCGCCGTATTCCTGAGTCTGTTAACCAACGCCTCACGGCTATGAACAACAGTTTGGCCCACCTTGTCCTCACCGATAAGTATGACGAAGCAATTCCTCGCTCTGTCACCGGTGCCGAACGTCAACGCTTGTACGCTGAAGGAGCCACCCCGGCTTCGATGGCTCAGGCTGGCAGGTCGCCGACGCAGGCCGATGAGTTCGAACGTCTGAGGTCTTCGGCTCTGGGCGGCTTCCAAGAACTGCTGACTGATACTGCTCGGGCTCCACGCGCGGAGAATACCAACTTCAGGGAGGCACTTATCCAATCTGAATCCGGCGGTGATGCAACCGAGGTTAATGACGAAGGCTACGGCGGCCGGATGCAATTCGGTGCTGAACGACTGGCCGATGCTGCTGGCGCTGGACTTGTTCCCCCGGGAACCACTGGTGCGGACTTCGCTCAAATGTCAGAAGCCCAACAGGCTAGGGTAGAGGATTGGCATTTCAGAGACATTGATAGCCAAGCTGAAGAAATGGGCCTGACTCGCTACCACGGTCAAACTGTTGCCGGGGTGCCGATCAATGAGAACTCCATCCGTGCTATGGCGCACCTTGGGGGTATCAACGGGGCTCGTCGCTTCATTGAGTCGGGCGGTCAATATAACCCGGCTGACAGTAACGGTACGAAACTCTCTGACTATGGCCGTAGATTCGGTAGGACCGGATGACACCAAAACTAAAGGAACTGATTCTGGACGCTAAGGCATGGATGGCCCGTGGCGTCTGGAATCCCGATGAAATCTTTCTGTATCTTAACAGGGATTATCGGTACATACACTACGCGACTATTCGCAAAGCCATCCATATTGCTAAATCGGAAATATTCGCATGAACGAGAATGACCTCGAACTAATTAAAGAACTGAGGCGCGATGAAGGCGTCGTGGATCACGCTTACAAGGACAGTCTAGGCTACCTCACTATCGGGGTGGGCCGACTGATTGACAAGCGTAAGGGTGGTCGTCTGACTGATGAAGAGATTGATTATCTTCTGATGAATGACGTCAAGGAATGCGTCGTCGACTTGGACAAGCATTTGCCTTGGTGGCGATCTCTTACAGATACTCGTCGCCGGGTCCTCGTCAACATGCGATTTAATCTCGGCATGGCGGGTCTTCTCGGTTTCAAGAATACGCTTAAGTTCATCGAGGCCGGTGACTATAAGAGGGCCGCCTCGAATATGCTGGTGTCCAAGTGGGCACGGCAAGTGGGCCAGCGGGCTAATCGCTTGGCCAAGATGATGGAGGAGGGATGAACCTTCCGTGGACTGATCTAATCAACCAAATCGGTGCCGCTGTACGTCAAGTGCTGCCGAACCCCGAGGCTCAGCGCGAGTTCGATCTCAAGATCATGGAACTAGCAGCTAAGGCCGAGGAGAATGAGACCCAGCTGATTATGGGTCAAATAGATACCAATAAGGTTGAGGCCGCCCATGCGAACCTCTTCGTGGCTGGCTGGCGACCCTTCATTGGCTGGACAGCTGGCGTGGCTCTCGGCTACACATGGGTCATCTCACCGCTGCTGAAGGCTATCTTTGGTATGGAGGAGTTGCCCGCTCTGAGTCCCGATGAAATCTACCCGATCATCATCGGTATGCTGGGCCTTGGCACCATGCGCACCGTTGAAAAGATGCGGGGTGTGGCTACCTCTGTTAACGGGACGACACCAGTTCCGAGGCAGCCTATTCCAGCAGACCTTGAGGGTCTGGTATAAACAAAAAAAGGCCGCTCCCGATTGTTACATCAGGAGCGGCCTTTTTATTATTTGTAACGACTCATGTAGTTATTGTGCATATGCGTTTTGAGTCGGTGACAATTAGCGCATAGGGTTTGTAAGTTGGCTATATCGTTGTTGAACTTATTACCATCTATGTGGTCTACATCGAGTTGGCACATTTCAACAGCAATAAACCCGCACTCCTCACAGTAAGATTTCTTGTGCTTACTATATTCGAGTACGCGTCCATACTTTTGATATCCCGGTTTTCGAGGGCCTCCTGTGCCGAATCTTTTCTTATGACATTTTCCACATTGAGCCATGAAACGCCCATTCGTCTTCTTTTTCTGTGGACGTTCTTTACATGTGACACATAAGGCTTGAACGGTAGAAGATTCTAATTTTCTAATAGTCCAAGTACCCATCACATGATCTCACAGAATCCGGAGCCGCAAGCCAATTCTTGGCTCCCAACTGTGTTATCTTCAGCTTCAAAGGCGCTTAGCTCCGACCAATTAATTTTGGCGGGGCTTTTTTGTACCCAAGCATCATATTCTTCTTTTGTCACTTCTTGATACGGCGCTTGCTTATAGGTGTGTTCGCTGTAAGGAAGAAATGACACGCCAGAAAGAATGTCCCAATTTTTCCAGACCCAAGCTTGGACATCCATCCACTCGTCTTCTTTGACGTTGACAGTGATGGAAGGCTTGTGTTCGCACCACTCTTCTTGGAGAACCTTCCAAATTTCGAGGTGGTCCACAGCGCTAATATCCGCGCGAACAGTGGCCCCGTGAGGCGCGCGTTGGGGGAAGCTAAATACCACTGTGTCTTGTGGCTTCGTAATGTCGGGCTCGTTCGGAACCCCTTGCCCAATGAGAAATTGAGTAAGCGGGTCTTTAATGTCGCCACGAACCGTCCGTACATAATACTCAGCCCAGCGAGGATGGATACCAGAAGCGCTGTCAACAAGCTGAGAGACAGTACCCGAGGGTTTAACACAAGTAGTAGCAGTAGACTGAGGAATGCCAAGGTACTCAGTCCACGTCTTATTTGTCTCGACCACAAGGTCGCGTAGCTCGTTAAGAAGAGCCTTGTCAGCCCATAGAGTAGGATGGTCAAGAATGCCGGTAAGTGATACACCGAGCAGCCTTTCTTCTTCCGTGTTGGTCTGCCAAATCTTGCGCAGATACTTAAAGTCAGTGAGAGTCGATTGAAGTGTCCCTAGAATGGTCGCGGCGGTAACTTTCTCCCGGAGATCAGCGACCGTATCACTTGCTCGGACCACCACCTCTGACAGGTTGCAGAATTGGTACGGTCGGAGAATAATCTCACTACACGGGTTAGTTCCAAAGTCATGTCCGGCGTCACGTCGTCCAAATCGCGCAGCTTGTCTTTGAGAAGCATCTCGACTGAACACGCCCCGCTCTCCCGAATGGCTATCGTATAGGGCTTTCCATTCACCGAGAAAGACAGACATATCTGGTTTTCCGATATACGTTGCGGAGTTATTTGCGAGAGCCCGCTGGACGTTTCCGTCCCACCAATTTCCAGATTTCGCATTTCGCATCCTATCGTCATTAACATCAGAAAGAGAGATCATGGCCGAACGACGAACACCGCCGACAACGACGACCTCCCCGATCTTGCACATGATGTCGTGACATTCTAGCGAGCTAAGCCTGCGTCCTCGCGCTTTCTTGAAAGTCTCGATTGTAAAGCGGAACAGGCTTTCGAGTGGTTCTGGACCACTTGCTCGGCCACCAAATGTCTTGAGGCGCGCTCCGGCAGGACGAACTCGGCTGACGTCCCATCGAGGAACCTGACCTGTATAGAGGAGACCCACAAGCTCCCTAAGCGCACGAGCCCAACCTTCTTTGCTATCTGCGACATGGATTGTCGTCTCCGTATTTTCAAAGTGTTCGTTTACTTGGGGGAGTTGTTCCACGTTGCGCTGTTCCACCGAGAAGCCGATGCCGGTCCCACACATGAGGACAAACATGGCTTCATCGAAAGCTCGGGGGGAGTCCACGGGGAGGTATGCACAGTTATAACCTGCAACATTGTTTCGCTCCAAGGCGGGACCAGCCGTCATGAGGGCTCGCATCGAGGGCATAACTTCTAGGTTGATAATCTTCTCTCGAAGCCAACCAATCATCGGCCCATCTTGACCCTCAGCCCCTTTGGAAATCTGGTGCCCAAAAAACCCGAGGTAGCGATCAACTACTTCGGGCCAAGTCTCGCGTCGCTTCTTGTCGTCAAGCCATCGGCTGTAGCGCGAAATTCCTATGAACCGTTGATAGTCGGTCATTTCAACTGAGGTTTTTTGTTTTCCCACTTAGAGCCCTATGAATAGCCATAGTTGAGACGCCCAACTCTTCAGCAATTAGATGATAAAACATACCGGACTCACGCATTTTCTGCGCCGTCTTGAGCATCCCGGCAGTCACTTTTAGATTACCGGTTCCACAAGATTTGTTGAAAACCGGTTTGTAGTGCTCGATCAAGCTACGTTCAATTTCCCGCGCTTTTTCTTTATCAAGCTGTTTATATTTAATATATACCCACTCGTTTGGTGCGTAACCTGCTGCCATCATCTGCTCACACCAAGCACCATGGTCGGGCTGTCTGTGTCCTCCACCGATACCCCGACCAGCTTTAGGATTGACACGGCATGTCCAAGCCCGTTCACGACAACCGTGTCCTACATAGACAACCTCAGTCGTATAGGGAATCACATGAACGTAAACATAGTAAATTTTCTCGTTCAAAGCGTTCTTTCTTTTTGTTCGGAATAATCCGCAGCCGGTACTTGATCTTGTGCAAGTCGCGCACGAGTTCGCTCCGTTTCCGCTGCAATGACTTCACTTGCTTTACCTTGTGGCGGGCGGTCATCAACTAGAACTCCAAGCGAGGCGGCATCCATGAGAATGCAGGCACAGGCAGCTACGTGAGCAAGATGGAGGACATCAGCATCAGCCGAGCGTTCTTCACCGTCTTGATAGGCCATGATGTGTCGATACATGGCATCGAGGTATGTAGTAATCGAGACAGGGTCTTTGCGCCAGTTATACGGCCCATACTTGGTGGCCCCGTCACGGAAAGCTTGGGCGATATTTAGAATGGCCACCGGCGGCACGAGGCCAACCGGCGGTTTCATTCGACCGACACCAGCTTTGGGGTTAGTGTCCTTCGTCATCAGTAAACCATATTCTGCAATGATTAAGCATTCCTTGTGAAATCAGCTCTTGCGGGTAGCCGTGATCGCGGAACCACTGTTGCAGCTCCTGTTCATACTCTTCCCCCGGCAAGCTGGGGTGTGAGGGCTCAAAGTCGAAGACTCGCGGAAACCCGTACATCCAGCCCGAGGGCGGGTCAATAACTTTAATCTTCGTCAATTGCGAATATCCCTGTCTCGTGGATGAGCTCACTATTGTCCATGCAACGTTCGTAGAAGGCCTCCCAGATATCTTCAACACTCAGGTTGAGAATCTCCGCGAGGCTTACACCGTCATATCTTTCAATCAGTCTCTCCCGAAACTCTTGGGTTAGAGTGTAATCCATTTATTTACTATATTCTTCCTTGATGCGCTTGAGGCTGATGTGTTCGACATCATAAGAGCCATTCTCGACGCCACGCTTGACTACGACACCTTGATTCCACATCTGGTTAGCTGGGCCAGCAAAATCGGCATGATAGTCTTGGTAAACGCCGACCACACAGCCGTGGATTTTGTTTCCTCGAACATCGGACCTAACGCAATAGTCAAAGAGATGGGAGTGCCCTTGGGTGCAGGACGCAAGCTGCTTAAGAATGAGGGTCTGAGCATGACGCTCACCTGAGATTGGTCGACCCATAATACCAGATGTGAAGTAGTGCTGATATGTGACGCCATCAATGCCGATTGGAGTGAGGAACGGAATTTCTTCCCATCCATACTCCTTGCTTTGGAGATCGGCCAGACCAATAGTTCCTTCGAGGACAGGGTCTCGGTCGACGGCTTTAACGATTCGATGTTCGTGGTTTCCGAGGGTTCGGACGAATCGGGGCAGCTTTTTCTTTTGCTTCCGAATGATTTCAAACATCTTCTCCTGAGCGTCTAGTCCCGCGTCAATGTCTCGTTTATAACGACGCCCTTCAAACCCTTTAGTCCCCTTATCATACGAACACAGTGAAGGCATGTCCCACCAGTCGCCGATATCAATAACCACGTCGGGTTTGATGTCGTTGATGAGGTGTCCAAGCCACTGGTATCGTTTGTTGTGGTAATCGGGGTGTGCATGGCTATCCGGAATAATTAGGTGAACTTTACCCGACATGGTATCCGTGACCCTTCCCATCGAGACGCCATTGGCGAGCCCGATTAACGCCCATTTTCTCTTCTACCACGTCCCAGAAGTTGACTCCGCGACGGGCAAAGATTCGCATGAGGACAATGATGATATCAGCACATTCCTCGGGGGCCTTGGGGTGGTTATCGTCTTCTGCCAACGCGGTCAGAAGTTCGGCCATTTCGTTGTTGGCGCGAATGGCGACCGAAAGGTCAGTGCCAGCTACGCCAAAAGTATCGACAGCCCATTTACTTATTGATTCTTGGGTTTCAGCCAATCGTCAGGTATCTCCTCATGAGCCCACAGGAATCCGTTCTTATCGGCCCATTGAGCATACGTTTGTTTTTGTCCGCTAATCTTAGCGTGTGCATCATAGAATACGATGCGAATATCCAGATCGGGGTGGGCTTTCTTGACGGCAATCATCTTGGCTGCCTCGCCTGCCCCACGCCTGAAGTGCCCCTTAGCCTCTACAATCACTCCGTTCGCTAGAATAAAGTCAGGGCGGTACGAGTGTGAGATGGTATAGGGCAACTTCAGGGTTTCATACTCGAACTTAACCTTGCGCTTCGAGAGCGAGGCAGCAAGAGTACGTTCGAAGCCTGACCGCATATTAGCTATTCAGGGCCGGGCGGGGCTCTAGGCGCTTAATGGAGCGCACGTTGTCCATCGGAGTAGCAAACAGCAGCTTGCCGTCTTCGGTCACAGTGCCCGCGAAAACGGGGTTGAAGGACAGAAGACCATGTTCGATGATTTCAGTGCCGTCTTTAAGCGTGAAGTTGTAGTCATAGGTTCGTTCAAGAGCGGCAACAGGTTGGCCACCAAGGTCTACAATATTGGACAATTAATTTGTCTCTCTTTCTTAAAATGTTAACTCAGGTACTTTAGGTTCTTTGACAACCGTGACAAGATGTTTCGGACCACCACTATATAGGAAAGTCCGAACACCAACGCCGTCATTAGCATCTGCCCAGCATCGGAATTTATGAGGACAGTAAGAGCAGCCCACAGCCAAAGCCATATTGCCGCTGAGGCCATCGGGAACAGCATCATAACAACGTTCTGGTAGTGATTCGCTGACCACCACCTCTTTAAGGTGTTCAATACGTTCTTCAATTCTCAGCCCTTCGGTTTCTTCTCGGGGTACTTGGAGTAGTGCGAGATGTCCATTTTGTTTATCTCCCGCAAGAAAGGCTCCATCCAGTCCCAAAGCTGCTGAGTATCCACCGATTTGGTCGATATACCCGAAGGGGTCGTCATCGGCGAGTGTTCCATATTTGAACTTCTTGAAGGCATAGGTCGATGCAGATTTAACGTCGACAACGTGGCCATCAATTACAGCATCGATGTGGCCTTTGATGCCATTGATTTCGACCTCGGCTTGCTCTTGGGAGACATCGTGTCCGGCGGCCTTCGCAAGGAAGAGGAGGACAGATTCGTAGATGTCGCCGATGAGAAATTTGAGAAGCGTGTGCGGCTCAAGATTTTCCTTACTGCCGTCATCATGGAATTCATACCAGAGCTGACGGTCAGGCTTGCCCAGATTAGACATACGAAGGGTAGCGCTGCGAGGCTCACCAGCAGTCCGAAGACGGTCTGCAACGATAGCGGCAAGCGAAGCGCCAAACGACTGTACCAGTTCATCAGATGGATTTGCACCTTTTCGGAACAGATCATAGATGTCAGGAACAAGCTCTTCAATTTGTTTAGCAATAATTATTATCCTTTGAATTGGTGCACGGTCGGCCCCTTACCCGTCGCCCCCGTGCAGCACTCCCACGCCTAATCGCCGGAAGGCCCCATCAAGTCCCCGAGGGGAACCCGTTATTTAGCAGCCACTGCCGCCATCGCCCACTTCGTCACCTTCAAGGAACATCAGAAAGGTTTCTGCGTTTTTAAGAAGAAGCGGCATATCATCAACCAGCAGGAACTTACTGTCCTGAGGCTGAACTCGGAACGCATAGTCCAGAGCCAGCTCGCGGTTACTCATTTCCCGGCTCATTACTGAGTCCAATCTTCGACAGTGCCGTCATCGTTATACGTCGGCAGGTCTTCGTCGTCACCGGCGCGACCCTCGTACTCGACATGTTCAATGACTTGCATCTTGATGAGGCCTGGCTTCGTCTCACCTTCATACTCATTCAGGGCAATCTTGAAGTTGCAGACCGAGCCATTGCCGATCAGGGCCTTCTGGTCCCACGGTTGACCCTTCTTATTGACAACCTCGATAGGCTTGCCGGGTGTACCGTCCTTCTTCATCTCGCGACGCTTGAAGGTAATGAAGTCGCCTCGGTCGTCATCCTTGTTCTTGATGCAGGACTTCGACATGCCAGCTTCAATGAGCCGGGCCTTGGTCGCATCGTTCAGGCAGAGATCGACGGACCATTCTTTGTATTGCTTTTTGTAGCCCCAAGCAGGAGCGCCAAGAACTTTGGCATAGTGTACTGGACCTTGAATAACCAAGTTTGTTTTCCGTTTCTTATTGTTTGTTATGAGAGTAGGGCAGAACCTTACTCTCTTATTATAGCATATTTGACACAGAAGTCAACTAGTAAATTGCATGATCGTAGCGACCTGTCTTCACCTTTTCGTTGTTGTAACGTTCTCGCAGCTCGGCATAGGCCTCCTGGAGGGCTTTGAAAGCTTCTTCAAGTTTAGCCCTTGACATTCTCTTAATCATGCTGTATAATAACCTCGTGGTGCTCCGGGGAGAGCCTATAGTTAGTAATCATCCCCGCCCCACATAAGACAAAAGAAACAAGATAAGATGACAATTACAATACAGCCCAAAAGTGTTCCTCCTCTTCCTTAGTGAGTTTGTGCCCAACTGTTTCCGACTTTATAGTCGCCGTCGAGCGGGACGCTGAACCCAAGCTCTTCGCCAGATGCAATAATGGCCTTAACTGCCAGCTTGCCAAACTCGTCAGCATCAGCGAATAGGACGTCGTGTTGTCCTTCGTCATGGATGTCTCCTACTTTCATTTGGTCAATACCTTTCTCCTCGCACCAACGATCGAGGATGATAGACGCAACCTTCATAGTAATGCCCCCGGCCGATTGTAGCTTACTGTTCAGTGCCGCGTGTGGACTTAGGCACCTTACATAACCACCATCAATCGTTTGAATCCAGCCACTCTGCTGCTCTTCTTGAGCTTCTCGAATGGCATTCTCTAGGCCGGGGGTCGTCTTCATGAGAATCTCACGGGCCATCTTACCGAAACCCCTACCTTTGTTGGCGGTAGAGTCCAGGCGACGGTCTTGTGCTCCGTAGAGGAACGCATAGAAGACGTTCTTAACGATCAGGTCCCGCTCTTCGGGGGCCAGACCAAGGTTCTTCGTGTTGACGGCGTGCGGGTCCCCGTGAATGTACAACTCTGCTGCAACAGGGTCACGAAGGTAATGTCCGAACATACGCATTTCGAGACCTTTGGCGTCGTAGCCGACGAGTTGCCTCGTTGTCGGGTCCGCGACTGTCCACAGCTCTCTGCACTCTTTACCATATTTTACTTTCGGTTTAGCTTTGGGGATGTTTGCCGTGTTGGGATTAAAGTGGGTCATCCTGCGCGTAATAGCGCCACAGGTAAGGACTCGACCCCGCATTCGGGAATCCGTACGGTCTACCGCGTTTAGCCATGTCTGGAGCATTGAAGAACGCCCCGACAGGACAAGCCAGTCGGCAATAGCTTGGGCCTCGGGAACGCCTTTTTTGGAGTTGGCGAATTCTACGAGGGTGTCTTCATCGACGGACCAGCCGCCGGTCTTGGTCTTCTTGGAGGGTTTGAAGCCTATGGAGAGGAGTTTCTCTAGTCGTTGTGGAGGCGACCCGATGTTGAATTCTTTCCAATCGAAGACTTCATATGTTCCTCCAGTCTCGTCCATAACGAGCTTCGGATAGGTGGCAAGATGGCGCTCGAAAGACGCGTAAGGTTGGCCATCAGCTCGCACTCGGTAGTTGTAGGTTCCGGCAGAGACAAGAAGTGGTGGGAACAACTTTTGAATTGGGCCCGCAAGACTCTCTTTCTCCACTCTAACTCGTTCAGCGAGACGCTCAGCTCCTTCAATGTCGAAGTGAAATCCGTTTCGCTCTTGCTTGTCGACGACGACTCGAATATCGTGTTCGATTTTGCAAGACTTTTCCGAAAATCCTCGACTAAACATTCGCTTTGTAAGCGCAAAGAAGACGCGCTTAGTGAGTCTGACATCTTGCTTACATCGCTCCAACATTTCTGGTGAATACTGGCTCCAATCTTCGTGGGCCAGCTTGGGGAACTTCATGCGTTCGCCCCATGCCTCAAGCGAGTGACCGCCTTTCATGCGTGGGTCGTACATGTAGCTTAGAACAAGGGTATCGACTACCCGGTCGAATGGGATGCCGCAGCCCCATAGGCGATTGAGGCTAGGTACATCATAGCTGAGAAAATTATGACCAACGAAGTAGGAGTCACGGTTCGCAGCGACGAAGCGATTGAACTGTTCACGATCCAAGAAAGTGAGAACTTCGCCCGTAGCTGCATTCTCGCATACCACAACCCAGATTCGAGTTGGCGTAAGGCTGTCGGCTTCAATGTCGGTGATCCAGTATTTGTCAAGTGTTTTCTCGTGGTTTAGATACATTATGCT